GATGGACTTCCTTCCTTTGTTTGATTGACCCGGTGCGTTCATCATACGCATGGACGGCTGGACGAACCACGGCTTCCGCCGACGGATAAACATAAAGGGTGGCCAAAAATGCCAAGAGTCGTTGAAAATGAAAAAATCCCCTTGTTTCCAAGGGGATTTTTCGAATGGCTCCTGCGACTGGGCTTGAACCAGTGACCGTCCGATTAACAGTTAGAAAGTCTGATAAAATATCCCTTGGAACGATTGGGCAAAACGGCTTCATTCCAACGGTTTAACCTCACTTGAGGGTCACTTGACCATCACTTGCGGGTCAAATGGAAGTCTGAGAATGTCTGAGAATATAGAGGCAAGGAGGTAATCATGGCACGCAAAGCAAGAAACGGCATCGTCTACCCGTACAAAGTCGAACGCAAAAAACACCTAGCTGACGGAACCGTAAAAATCTACACCAGCTACGAGTTCAAGGTCGATGGCAAAACATACAGCTGCAAAAAATACGTTGACGCCAACAAGCGACTGACGGAACTACTACAGGAACGGGCCAGATTCGGCAGCACCAACAACAGTTCCATCACGCTCGGAGCATACGCCGAACAATGGCTCGAACGCAGGGAACGCGACGCGGACCCGAAGACGTTCGCCAACTATCGAACCATCGTCCGCAAACACCTGCTCCCATACCACCGGCAGAAAATGGCGAGCCTGACCAGCGGAGCGTGCGACCGCATCGTCAACGGCCTTCGCATAACCAAGAAGGTCAACGGCAAAGAACAGCGGGTAAAAGCCAGCCTCAGCCTACGCAAGCAGGTACACACCACATTGAACCAGATATGCAAATCAGCTGTGTCAGACCGCATCCTACCCACCAACCCGATGGGCGGCGTCCCAACCCCGAAGGACAAGGACATCAGCTTGGTGGACAGTCGTAAGAACGAAGCCAACGAACGTACCGCATTCACCGTGGATGAAGCCAAACGCATCCTGAAAGCAGCCAACGATCTAGGCGTGAGAGACGCCGCAAAGGAATGGTTCCGCCTGTGCACCGGCATGCGTCCAGGCGAAATACTCGGCGCATCCATCCAAGACCTCGAACTAGGCCAAATGAACGGCGTGCCATACGGCGAATATACTGTCAACTGGAAACTGGAAGAACTTAAGAAAGAGCATGGATGCGGCAATCCAGACAAGCATGGCGTCTATCCATGCGGGTTCAAACGTGGTGCAGCATGCCCTCAATGGCGTTGGCGCATCCCTGACGGCTTCGACATGATCGAACTACAAGGCCGCTGGTGCCTCACACCACCGAAATCGAAGCGCGGCAGGAAAGTGCCGATCATCCCGGCATTGGCTCAAACGCTCGAAGCGTATCTCGAAGCCACTGATGACATACCGAACCCATATGGATTGCTGTTCCGGCATGATGACGGAACGCCCATCGAACCGGAAGAAGACCTTGAAAACTTCCGCCAACTCTTGGAGAACGCGGGCGTACCCAATGCGGAACACCGCAGCCGCCACGAAACACGCCACACGGTCGTGACCATACTAATGAGTATGGGGGTTGATTATGGATTGGTGGAAGAGATTGTTGGACATTCAAGCCGCTTAATGGTGGAGCATTACCGGCACGCCGGATTGAAGGAACGGTTGGCCGCGATGGAAACAATGAACTCCGCATTAGACTTGAAGCAGATAGAACGGGCTGGCGAATAGAAGCCCTAAAACGCAGAAAAGCCCCTCCCCCAGCAATGCTGAGAGAGGGGCAATTCAGACTCGCGGTAGCATGTCATACAGTTTTTGAGTGTCCAATGTCACGCCATGCATTCGGCTGAAATCAGCCTCACCGCCGTGTATCCTGTCGGCCTTCACATCCTTCGTGAGCTCGCGCTTCCACTTCGTCCAAAAATCATCATGCTCTTTCTTGGTCATGATGATGATTCTACCGTGCGAAACACAAAAAGCCCCTCCCCCAGCGTAATCGCTGAGAGAGGGGCAAACTTGTACACAGGACGTACTAGTTGGGCATAGTATTCTTACACTTCTCCAACATCATGTTAGAGAAATGAAAGGTTTCTACTCGGAATACCGGGCCTTCAACTCGCTGACGCCAATCAAAGCGCCAACCAGCACGGCCAGAGCGTTCAACGTGGTCACGATCTGGTCAACGCATGGAAGGTTCCATGCTGGGCCTACCACATGCACGAACACGGCCAAAGCGGGCAACGCGATAAGCGCCAACCACTTCAGCACCTTGTACGCTTCGTCCGGCAGGATGTAGTTGTTTTCCTCGCCAGTTTCTTCCTGCGGCTTTTCGCCGTCATTCTGAGTCTCCTTGACTTCATCGACCATAGTTACTCCAATCACCAGTAGAGGGTTTCGCCCGGATAGATCAACGCCGGATTGCCGGAACGATACCCGTGGATGCTGTACATGTTGACCCCGTAATATGCGGCGATGCCGCCGAGGGTGTCGCCGGAACGAACCACGTACCGTCCACCGGTGGCGACCGTGCCCGTGCCGGTGCGACGGCAGACGGTCTCGCCAGCGTAGATGACGTTCGGATTACCCGAACGGTACCCCGTCCACTGGTTCCACGAACCACCATTGCTAGCTGCGATGGAACTCAACGTGTCACCGGACTTGACGGTCACGCACAGGCTGCCGCAGTTCACCGCAGTGGACGCGCCACCAGAGCCGCCGAGACGCTGGTTAACTATCGCCATCACCGTGTCATAGGCACCGCCAAGAGCCTGACGACGCTCATTGCCGTTGCCGTACACGCCGCGAATGACCTTCGTGGCCATGTCATTGTAGTCCGGCGTGGCAGTGACCTGCGGCCTGACCGGATCATGTCTCACCTCGGCATGGGTCTTACCCCTATCGCCGTTCGCGATCTTCTGCCAAGCGTCACGCTCACCGAAGAACAGGTTCAAATCCAACGGGCCGACACCGTTCAGATAGCCGGTGGACGCATACTGCACCATGCCCTCGCCCTTGCTACCAGCATTCCACGGAGTGGACTGCCAGCCGGTCGCGTTCATGGAAGCGTACTGAGCCTTCCACAGCATGCAATGGGCGCGCACGTCGGACGGAATCTGATACACGGCACTGTCCTGCACGTACACGATGGGCCAAACCTTGGTACGCGAATACACCTGGTTGACCCACTGGCGCACCCAGTCGCCGTTGCCCCAAGCTGCGTTGCCGTTGGACTCCCAGTCCAACGCGAGCACGCACTGGCCCACATAACCGTTGAACTGATTCAGGTAATGGTTCACCTCGGCGGTGACGTTGCCGCCGTCCGCGTAATGGTAGCCGCCGCAAGCCTTGCCGGTCTGACGTGCCCAATCGGTCTGGCTGCGCCAAGACGGGTTCACGTAGCCGCCACCCTCCGTGATCTTAACGATGGCCGCGTCGGCGTCCACCACGCGCGTCACGTCTGCACTCTGCCAGCCGGAAACGTCGATGATGTTCATGTTCGCGCTGGCGACCGGCGCGACGGCGACGCACAGCACCGCAGCCAACGCGGTCAGCGGCTTGCCGATATGCCGACGCAGACGCTTGTGCTTCGGCTTGCCTTTGTTGTTGAGGATGCCCACATCCTCTCCTTCCCGCCCCCAAGTCAAGGGGCAATAGAAAAGCCATCCCGAAGTGGGATGGCTTTAAAAACTGATGCGAAAATCAACGCAAGTGCGCGTTGAGCAGCGCGACCGTCATATCTTCCGTGACGCGCAGTTTCGCGGTCGTCACGCTGTTGGCCGCGAGCTTGTCGGCTGTGACCGCAAGAGCGGTGATGTGCCGCGCCTGCACGCTGTTCGCAACCAATTTGCCGGACGTAACCGCGTCAGCCACCAGCTTGTCCGTGGTGACAGCGCCAGCCGGAGAGCCTGACTTCTGATGCGCGCCATGATTGAACACGAGGACGAGCGCGAGGAGCAGCAGGCATGCGCCGCCTGCGATGGCTAGATGCGTCATTGCCTGTCCTCCAAGTATTTTTCGGCGGCAGCGATTATCCAGCATTGCGCGTCCAATTTCTCAAGCTTCGACAGCTCGTAGCTGACGGCCTCGCTGTGGTCGGTGTCCTTGTCGCCGTAGATCAGGCTGATGATCGTGTTTTTGATCGTGTCCCGGCATAGCTCGTCCAAACGTCCGTCGAATTTCTCGGTACGCTCGCCGAGCTGTCGGGTCTTGGCGAAATGCTGCGAGAGCGGACTGTCATAGGGCAGGCGTTCCGGCCGCACGTGCGCGTACAATCCGGTTGCAAGCGCGTCCAACGCGCCCGGCCAGACTTTCAATCCGAGCGTGATGAGGGCGCACGCGCCACCCACACCCCCGAAACCGGCTAGAAAATTCTGCAGCACATTACATCTCCTTGAAATCGTTTAATCTTTTGGCATGGTGTCGCCATCGAAATAATTGCCCGGCAATCCCAACGAGACGAGCTGCTGCCACTGGTCTTGAGGCACGCACAAGCCTTTGCTCAGATTGACCGTGCAATTGTTCAGACCGACGAGAATGCCGTGAGTGGTGCTGGCGGCGGTGAAGACGTAATCCACGCGACCATTCGAAGTGACCAGCCCACTATCGCTGCCATTGGTGGTGAGACGCAAGCGCGGATTGTCGCCACTCGTGGACAGCATGTAACAGACGACGCTCACATGGTATTTCACGCCCGCCGTCAACCCCGTGAAGGTGATGTCCGATGGTGTCGTGTTCGTCGTCTTGACGCTCACACCGTCTTTCGGCATGACGCAGTGATTAACGATGGGAGTCATGCCACCACCCCCAAAGGGGTTAGGCGCGCGGCATCGTATCCCCGGTGAAATATCCGATGCCGCCGAGCAGGGTCTTGTTCGCCTGATACTCGGCCAACGTGCAGAGGAGTATATTTGTCACGGTGACGGTCGGACTGCCTGACTTGACGGAATAATTCACTGATAGCGGACTGGAATTGTCGACGTACGTCATGTAGCTGACACGTTGGCGTGCGCTGAATTCGCCCTGTGTTCCGATAATCGAGACAGTGCCGCCTGTGACGTTCATATCGAAACTGACCCAATATGTCATATATCTCACGCTCGGAACGGTCGTGAGATGCACCCAATTGTTGGCTCTCAAGGTGATGGTCGAGGTTGGGCTCGGGCATAGGTTCGTGATTATCATCGGACATCACCCGCCCGACGGACGCTCCTATGCGCGTGGCATCGTGTCGCCGGAGAAGAAGCCCGGAAGCCCCCCCCCACGGCTTTATCGTAAGTGTCGGCCAATTCCAAAATCGGATTGGCGATATTCGCGGCACTGCCGTTCGGATAGAATTCGACACGTATCCGGCCACTGCCGGTGGAGTTGAATCGCAGGAGCAAATTGTTCGCATTCTGGGAGACGGTGGCATAAGCGATAGGCTTGGTGTCGCTTGACTCGAGACTGTACACCGTGAGCGGCTTCGGATTTTTGTCGTGTTCCGTCCAGAGGAAGCAGGCGAATACGAGTGCCGCGTTTTTCGGCACGGTGAGATTGAAACCATAACCGCCATTGTTGCCATAGATGTTCAGCTGCTTGGTGTCGGCGTTATATGATGCCTTCACTTCACCGGAAATGTTTACGTCGGCGAATGGGCCGGTGAAATTCGGATTGGTGAAATAGTTAATCCTCTGCATGCGTATCCCCCTTCACGCTTTCGAGCACGTCGGCGGGAATCAATTTCATGGCCGCGTTGAGCTGACTGGTCAGGATTGCGATTTGCTTGTTGAGAGTGCCGATCTGTTGCGAGAGCTGGTCGATGACCTCGTTCGCGTCGGCTGGAATCTGAGCCAAAATAAGTCTCCTTAAATACGAAACCCCCGCAATCCGCGTGGATTGCAGGGGTTGAAAAAACTGGAATGCTGGATTAGTCGGCGGCGGTCATCGTGTCGATACGAGTCACGGCCTTAAGCTCGTCCAAGGTGAGGGTGCGTCCGAGATTCGTCTTCACGTCCGTGAGAGTGACGGTCTTGCCGGAATCGTCGAACGTGGCGAGCACGCCACGCTGGTAGTCGCGCCAAGATTCGGCGGTGCCGTCAGCGCTGGAAAACTCCAATCCCAATCGGCACAGTTCAGCTCGCACCGACTCCTTCGGCGGACGCAAATCAAGCACGCCAGACGGCTCAGAGGGCGTCACGGCAGTAGTGGTATCGGTAGTGGTCTCAGTGGTCACATCGGCCATAATCAATCTCCTTATTGTTGGTTGTTTTGAGGTCGTGGCATGAGGGATTGGTAAAATCTCTCCTCGCACTCGTCCAGATTTGATTGACTGGACTCGTCATTGAGGAAATCGTCAAGACCCTCAATGTTTTTGGTCATGCTTGTGTCAATGCCACTCGACGGCTCCTCATCGGAGTCATCAACGGACAGTGTGGCAATGAGATTCGCGTCCGTCTCATTCGACATGACCGGCAGATTCATGCCCTCACGCGCCTGATTGCGCGCGGCGGTCAGCGGATCGTCCAACACTTCCCCATCGGCGGCGAGCATGCTCACACTGGTGGCGGAATCCGCCAAAGCCGCCTCCAACGCCTCGAACGCTCCAGTCCACACGCCCCTGCCGGTCTTCGAATCGTATCGGCTCGTGTCCTCCCTGCCCTGCATGATCGCCGCTACCGCCTCACGGGTCGAAGCCAATCCGAGCAGCGCCTTCCACGAGACGAGCACGTCGGGCGTGAACACGAAACTGTCCGCTCCGTTTATGGGCGGATTGCAGCGGATAATGCAAAGCCCACTGTTCTCATCCGTTTCGAAAGTCGCTGACAAGATTTCCTCCAATCATTTGACCAAATAAGCCAGAAATTCCGCGTAAACATCCACCGGGCAAGGCTGGTCGGCGTTATACAGCTTCAATGTGAAGCCGCTCTGACCGCCCGTGTTCATCGGGTGCGCGATGATGCCCGCCCATTGTGAATCCGCGTTCGCGACGACGTAATAGTGGCCGTATTTCGTCGGGCTGAACGTGCAATCGACTTGCATGGAAGCGCCGGTCGCAATCTTCGAGCCGGGATTCGGATACCACGCCTTCCACGCAGCCTGGGCATGGAACGTAGAACGGTTCGTGATGCCGCCAAGATAGCCGCCGAGATACACGTATCCGGTGCCGATGTTCGCGCCGACTCCGACCTCGCCGTTCGCGTCTTGCGCTTCGAGCCAGCACTCCGAACCGTTCGCGCTATCGCCGGCCAGAGTGAGGAAAGCGCTGCTTTTCTTGCTCTCGTCCGGCTCGTCGTAATCCGTGTTCGCCACGGCATGCACTCTGGATGTGACGCCGCCGCTGCCGGTACCGCCTTTCTTGCGCGGCTTCGATCTGAGAGACATGAACGCAGCGGGATCGTTCTTGCTCACGTGTCCGCTCCACAAGTCCAGTTCGCCCATCGCGCCGACCTGATTCGACTGGATGACAGAAGCAATGGCCGGATGCGAAAAGTAGGCGGTGGACCCGTTGTAAGCCGGGAATTCCAAGCCATCACCGACGAACGTTTCCGTGCCGCCGATGATGTAGGTCTGATAATCCGGACTGATACGCACCCTGTGCCCGCTGATGCGGGTTTGGAAAGTGCCGGTCAGCACATTGCTCTTCCCCTCGCCGTCAAGATAGACGGTGCGATTGTGGTTGCTGTCCCACATCTGCAAGGCCGTGCTATTGAGCTTCATGCCCGTGTTCGCGGCCTCGGAGCTCTGGAAGACGGCGCCCGTGAAGACGTAGCCCTTGAACTGGCCTGCCGCCACCTTGTCGGACGTGATAGTGCCAGCCGCGATCTTGACAGCCGTCACACTGTTTGCCGCCAGCTTGTCGGCGGTGATCGCTCCGGACACTATCTTCGAAGCGTTCACCGAGTTCGCCGCGAGCTTGTCCGCGTTAACCGCGTTCGCGGCGAGCTTGTCCGTCGTGATTGCACCGGACACGATGTCGCCCGCCTGAATCTTATGGACATTCAACAAGGCCACGGTCATATCCTCCGTGACCTTGAGTTTCGCCGTCGTAACCGAGTTGGCGGCCAGCTTGTCGGTGGTGATGGCGAGCGAGACGATGTTGCGCGCCTGCACGCTGTCAGCGGCGAGTTTCGCGGCGGTCACCGCATCAGCCACCAGCTTTTCAGTGGTCACGCTGTTTGCTGCGAGCTTGTCCACCGTGATGGCATTGGCCTTGACCTTCTCCGCCGTCACGGAGTCGGCGGCAAGATGCTTCGCGGCCACCGTCCCAGCAGCGAGGATGTTGTTCGCCACAAGGTCGAATGGCTCGAAGCGCGTGCCATCCCACGTCAGGACTTCGACCACGCGGTCAGTCAATGGCACGAGCACGGAAGGTGAATTATTCGGAGCGCCCTGCCAGTAGGTGTAGAAGTCGGCCAAGAGGCTCGGTGAGTTGTTCTTCTCGCCTTTCCACCTCGTCCAATACTTCTGCGTGCGCCACCACATGTCACCCGGCTTCAAACCGTCATGCGCGGGTTCGTCAGGGCCACGGTAGATCAGATTCTTGCCGTCCGCCGTGGTCTGAGCCTTTTTCGCGGCGGCCTGCGCCTGATTCGCCTGCGCGGCCGCGTTCGCGGCTGTGGTCTGGGCCTTGTCAGCCGTTGATTGCGCCGTCTGCGCGGCAGCATGTGCCTTGACGGCGGCGTTTGCCGCATCGGTAGCGGCCTTGTCCGTCACCGCCGACCATGTGCTGCCGTTCCACCGTTTTGGCGTGTTCGCACCATTCGTCGTGTCGATCCACAAGGTAGTCGGCTTGCGCATCGACGTATCCGGCGCAGTGGATTGGATCAGCACGTCGGCCTTGCCGTTCGCCACGCCAGCGGCGGCGGCAGCAGCCGTATTCGCCTTCCTTGCGGCGGTGGCCGCGTCCGTGGCGGACTGTGCCGCACTGTCGGCGGTGGCTTTCGCCTGCGTGGCCACACTCGACGCATTCGAGGCGGTGGCCTTGGCGTTGGCCGCATCGGTCTTCGCGGTGGAAGCGTCCGATTTGGCGGCATTGGCCGAAGCATTGGCCGTGTTCGCCAGTGTCTCGGCATTGCCAGCGGTCTTCTTCGCGCTCTCGGCGGCGGTCTGCGCGGCGTCGGCGGCGCTCTTCGCCTGACCTGCGGTCGCGGTCGCGCTCTTGGCGGCAGCGGTAGCCGCATTGGCGGTATCCTGCGCGGTCTTCGCCGCACCATTGGCCGTGTCAGCTGTGCCTTGAGCGTTCTTGGCGGCGGCAGCGGCATTCTCGGCGGTCTTCTTGGCGTCGGTGGTCTTCGCGGCGTTATCCGCGATGTCGGACTTCGCCTGAGCGATTTCGTCGGCATTGCGCTCCACGTCGGCATAGCCCATGTGGTTCCAAGCGGCACCATCCCAGACAAGCGTGTCAATCACACGATCGGACAAGGGCACAAGCACGGAAGGAGAATTATTGGCTTCGCCCTGCCAGTAGGTGTAGAAGTCGGCCAAGAGGCTCGGTGAGTTGTTTTTCTCGCCTTTCCACCTCGTCCAATATTTCTGCGTCTTGAGCCACAGGTCGCCGACGATGAGATTGTCCTTCGGCTCGTCCGGGCCACGGAAAGTGTGGTTCTTCGAGTGGGCTTCGGCATACGCTTGAGCGGCCGACTCCTTCGCCTTGCTGATCTCGCCGTTCGCGGTGGTCAGGTCGCTTTTGGTCTGCGCGATGTCCTTCTGCGCCTGCGATAGGTCGGTCTTGGCTTGAGCGAGCGTCTGATTCGCCGCATCGAGATTCGACTTGTTGGCTTGGATGTCCTTCTGCGCCTGGGACAGCTTCGCCGCATTGTCCTTCAACGCCGTCTGATTGTCAGCCAGGTCTTTTTGGATCTGCTTGACCTCTTCAGGCGAGACAGCCGAAGCCACCGTCACCGAGGCGACTGCCGACCAGTCGGAACGATTACCAGCATGATCGACAGCACGAAACGCATATGTATGCGAAGAGCCAGCCGTCAAACCAGTAATAACATAATCGCCAATACCAGTCGAAACAGCTGCAATCTCCTTGAAACTACCATTAGCCAAACGTTCGCCAAGAATGTTCCTGTCCCAGTCAATCGGCATGGAACCACCATCAGCAGTTTTCCCATCCCAAGCAACCGAAACCACACCCAACTCAGACGAAAGAATCGGCTTAGACGGTACAGGAGGAGGAGTCGTATCCTTAGCGACAGTCAACGCGAACACGCTAGACCATTCGCCCATCTGATCTGAATACGATGGGACAGCACGCGCTCTGATAAGAATCTGAACACCGCAATCCAGATTCGACCAAGATAACGTATGCTCAGTGGTCGTGCCAGCGGAATGCCACTCATACCCAGTCTTGTTCACACGATATTCGACCGCATACGACGTGATGTCCATGGCGGTGCCATCAGTCGCCAACGTCACATCATCCCAACGGGCCGTAACCATGCCACGCGCATACCCGTTCACATTGATATAAGCGTCGGAATTGGCCGACAGATTCTGCGGAGCCTTCGGCACGCGATGGTCCTTTTCAGGAGCCGGAATCGCACCAGACGCGCCACCCAAATGAGCACCACCGGTAATACCGTTCATACGCTTCGTCAAACGAACCGAGGAATCATAATTCTTGTCGTTCAGAATCAGCGAAGCCTTGAACCCAGTCGAGTCGAGTTGCAAAGTGACCTGTTGGACACGGACCTTCTCACGGTTCGCCACAGTCGGCGCGGTAATCCAATCGCCTATCGTGTAATCAATAAGCGGCAGACAAGACGCTTCGACAACGTTCACGGATCGCGTGTACTGTCCGCGAACCCTAGCCGCGTTAGCCAACGTCGGTTTGATGAGATGTTCGGCGGTCTCCTTCTTGTTCACACCCTGTTGGCTTGAATACAATTCCCAACCGCCCCAAGGCTTCGGAGCGTCCGGATTATCCTGCCGGAAATTAATATTGTCGCCACGTACAAGAATCGAGGAAGCCAGACCATCAATACTCTCATCGTCAGGAGCTTCGGACACATCCTGCGCAAGCGTCACCACACACGATTTGGACAAGTCACGGCAGACGGCGACGCTATCGGCGTTCCACAACAACAGTTGACGGGCATCGGTACGCCAATCGCATAAGCCGTTGTTCACCAGCGAATCCAACACGTCCTGTATGGAAATGCCAAGATCGTAATATATGCTCGGCAGCATGTAGCCCCACTGTTTGCCAGCGGAATCGGCACCAGAAGTGAACCGGCTGCAATCAACTTTCACGCCGCCACGATTCCAATTCTCATCCATGAACGTGCGCATGATCGTGCCAGCGTTCGCGTTCGCGAATTTACGGGTGCCTTTCTCGTCGCCTTTGGTCTCCAATCTGGACGTGTCCAGATTCAGAGCCTTCTTCAACAGCCACCCGTAGGAAACGCCGGTCAACGACACCGTGTCGGACACGTCCAAAGCGTTCCTTGAACGTGAAGCGATAACAAACCGGCCATTATACGGTTCAATCCAGCGTCCACCATCAGACACTTCCACGGCGATTTCCAAGCCGGTTTCAAGACGCCGGTCAAGAATCTCACCACGCAAAGCTTTACGCGAATAGCTGACGGTCAAAGCACCTACAGCATCATGAGTGAACGACACAGTATAGGAAGTCGGCTCAGGCAGCAATCCAAGCTTGCTTCCATTGGCCTGATATGCGACAAGACGAGATTTTAGAGTCTTACCCATAAGCATCCCTCAACTTAAAAAGAAAGAAGCCAGTGGAAATCACCACCAGCTTCTCTTAAACCTGCACGCCACATTCCCGGAACCAGTGGCCTTAACTGCAATCCTGTAGTCACCAGAAACATCAGGATTGACTTGCAACCTACCGGAAGGCAGATAATCCAATCCGACTGTCTCGTTCTGAGAACCGCCAGACCATGCGGAATCACTATCGGAACTCCATGCAGTCAACGATCCCGCATCCAAATACAAGTAAGGCCGAGCATCCACGCGCGTGCCAGACCATGTGATACCGGTACCGGATACCGTATCCTTCACCGTTATGCCCGTCACACCTTTCGGGAAACGAAACACCATGTCTGTTATGGGAGCGTCACCGCAACTATACGGAAGTTGAGTGGAAAGCACACTCGGACTAGCGTTCGGAACGCCCTGCCAGAACGTGTAGTATCCGGCGGACGGCATCACCGAACCGCCGGACATGACCTTCCCACCGTTCAAAGGCAGTGAGACGGTCTCATGCGTGACGGAACGCCACCACACGTCAGGCATGGCGAACACGGCAGTGAACGGAACAAACCTGTTCGGATGACTTTTGGAATCATCAGGACTCAAAGAGGTCAACTCGACACGGGTACGCTGCTCGACACCATCGATAATCCGACTCATGACAAGATTCGGCATCGTGCACAACCGCATCAGCCTGGATGATTCACCAAGCACATCAGGCTCCCAAGCGCATACCTGCAACGACAATTGACGTTCCGAAAACCTAGGCGTCATGCCGGAAGGGATGGAACCATGCCGTTGCGGAACCGTCGAAACAGTACGGTCAACACTGATGGCGCTCAACAATGTCGAGCCAACAGTGACGATGCAGTTCTCCGAATCAAGAGGAACATTATTCAACTTGTAGAAACACGTGGAAAAAGCCACGATACTCCCCTCTCACATGCCGATCATCGCAGCCTTGTCCAACTTCTGATTCGTCTGAACCGAGATTGGTGTGATGGTCGGATATTGGAAGTTCTGCGTGATGTTGTATGTAGGGCCGCTTTCAAACTTGACATCGTCGGAAGAACCTGCCGAATAGTCAGAAACCATGGAAGGCATCGAAACACGAGTCATACGACGCGCGTTCTTCAAATACTGGCTTGGAATGTCGCCACTCGCATTGATGGCGCTCATCACTCCCTTGCCGTACAGGGCTTCCATGCTATGCACTGCGGCGGCACGTACGACATATTCACCGGTGGACACGTCGGTGGAATCGTTCAAAGCGATGGAATCGCTCGTGTTCGTTCCGCGTCCGACGATCCTGCCGGTGCGAGTCACATTATCGCCCTCGACCTCACCGCCTGTGGCACGTCCTCTCTTGGTTCCGAAAATAGCGTTGAACGTCCTGCTCGCCCAACTTCTACCCTCGGCCCACAAAGTGCCGAGCATTCCCCAGAAACTACCGGAAATATTTCCACCGAACTGTGCGTTATACGTGCTTCCATTCCACTGGTTCGCGGTGCGCTCAGCACTGCGTTTCGCCGGCTGGGTGTTGTCCATCGCGCCGAGTGACGCGGTGGGTCTCAACGAACCGTAGGCGTTGGCGTCGCCTTTCAAATAGTCAATGGTCATCGAAGCAAGATCGGAAGCCTTCAGATTGGTCGTATAACCATTCCCATCAGTGCCTTTCTTGAACAGGTCTGCATGTTTCCTGACCTCATCGGTAGCGACAACGGCCTGATTGCCGTCTGCATCCAACACGATGGTGTATTTGCCTGAACCGTCTGTGCTCGCATTGTTCATGAGATTGTTCACGGTTGATTGAACCTCATCCGCGCTGGACAATGCTCCGCTGTTGATGCCGTCAAGGACCGTGGTGAAGATGGCCGTATTGCCCTCGCCGGGGAACAATGCCCGCAAATCAGACAAGTAGGATGTCAGATTCTGCTTCGACTGTTCCGTTTCGGTCTTGAACAATGTCTTGACCTCTTCAGGAGTCAACCCATACAGTTGTTGCAGTTTCTGAATCTCCGATTCCGGGACGCCCATCGCCTTCGCCGTCTCGTAGAACTGTGTTGACAATTCCTGCTGTTTCGCATTCACCTCATCGGTTGACGCGCCGGAAGCAACCAACTGTTCAAGCCAATCATGGCCTGTCGTAGCGAGATTCTGCAAGCTGGTCTGAGCCAACTGTCCAGCCTCGGTCATGTTATTGAACGAGTCTGCGGCACTGTCCCAAACGTTCTGTACGCCCAATTCCTTGATGCGTTGGATGGAATCACCCAAACCGTTGTAAATCTGACCATATTCCGTTGCGACACTCAAAGCGTTCTGCTGCGCGGTACGCTGATTGTTGACAATGTCGTTGTACTTCTGTGCGGCACTGTTCAACATCTGCTGACGTTGAGATTGAGTCGCAATGGCAATGGAAACCGAATCGGAATCCTCACCCATCTCGACCAAACTCTTCGCATAGCCGGCAGCATGACCATTCGCGACGGAAGTCGCTTCCGCATTATCGATGTACTGCTGACGTGCCTTTTCCATTACTGCTATAAGCTTCTTGGCTGCACCAGCTTCATTGCCGTAATTCTGCGTCGCGGTAGCCGAATAAGTGCTGTGAGCATCATATGTGGCCTTCAACTGATTCATCATCGAGTTGTAAGCCTTCGTACTGCCGCTCGCAGCCTTGCTCAGGTCAGTGGTCGAAACACCAAGCTTGTCGGCGGCTTCGGCAGTATTCTTGAATCCAGTTGTCCAATCATCCAACCAGCTCCAACCAGTCTCAGCATAATTACCGTCTTTGAACGCATCCTGAATCGCGGAAGCGACATTGGATAACGCGCCGGAAGCTTCGGCGGCCGAATCAGGAATCTTACCCAACGCTGTCGCAATATTCTCGGAAGCACGCTCAGTCGCCTGAGCTTTCGCATTGTAATCGGAATACGCTGCGATTGCTGCCGTAATGGCAGCCACGCCCCAAGTCACCGGATTGGAAAGCGTAGACGCAAGCATCCCACCCAAACCAGACGCCACGGCCTTCACCTTGCCCATCGCGCCCTCAGCAGAGCCGACATTCGACACGAACTTAGAAACAGCGGGATTAGACGCCACCCACCCCTGAGCGACATTCTTCAACGTCACACCAGTACCGGCGGAAGTCACGCCCAACTCCATCAAAGCCTTCTGCCATTGCAGCGACTTCATCGTGTTCTCAACCACGGCAAGCTTCACCGTGTCCAAAGCGGTCTTGCCAGCCTTGCCGAACGTGGCGAACACGCCCAACGCGGCCTGAATCGGTTCCGGCAACGCGCTGAAAGCCTTAGCCACAGCCTCGGCAGCGGTAGCGATAGCCTGAATCAGCGGAGCAGAAGCACGAAGAGAAGCAGCCAATGTGCCGCCGAACGTCTTAGACAGTTGCCCGACAGTCGAAAGCAGCTGGCTGAACATCGGACTCACATCGCCAACAGCGTTGAACACCTTCTGGAAACCATCGGAAACACCAGACGAGAAATCGGAAATACCACCGCTACTGTTCTTCAACAGGCGGCTCACATTCTTCGTGAACGAAGCAATCGTCCTACCGGCATCACCGAAAACATTTCCCACGGTATGCCGCAGAGAATAGCCAGCGTCACCAATCTCGGAGAATGAATCACGCATCGCGGACTGCGCCACTTTAGCGCCAACGGCCCACGACTTCAACGTGTCTTGGAACTTTGCCGAATTGACAGCCTTATCCGCCTTCTGCAACTCCTTGGAGAAGCTTTGGATGCCATTCTGGTCCTCAGCCAAAGCGGAATACAAGCCGGAAGCAATACCCATGAGCGCTTTCACGGAATTCTTCAAATATCCAGCCTGTTCAATGACACGCTGCATCGACTTCTCAATCTCACCGGACGCGCGAGCATTATCAACCCAACGTGCGAACTGATCCGCAAGCTCACTCACATACCGTGTGGCACGAGGGAGATACTGGCTAGTTGAATCGCCAAGATTCAGGAAAGCCTTGACAAGGCTCTCAACACCCGGTTCCAAATAAGTCAACGACTTATTCACATCGTTGAAAATGCTGGATACGACGCTTGTCTTATCGGCTTCCTTGACCATCTTGGTCATGCCGACGACGATTCGTCCCTCATGGTCGGCAAGAGTTGACATTTGGGGAATCAACGTGTCGGCAATGGAATCAGCCAATCCACGGATGGCCGGACGGGCCTGACCGTAGAACGCGTTAACCACGCTGTCGGACAGTTTGCCTAACTTTGTGGATGCAATGTCGATCTGCTCGCTCCAAGTGGCGCCCTTTTCGCCCCAAATCATCTTCACGGACGCATAGGCGGCGCCCAATCCGACGAGAGCGGCAGGAGCGGCCAATGCGGCCTTCGACATGGAAACAATCGAAGAGCCGACACCAAGCACGCTACGGGACATGTTGATAGCGCCAGCGGAAACACCGGCGAACACGGTACCCAATGCGGAAAAGAACGGAACCTTCTCATCCAGCGAATCCATGAAATTCACGAATTTCTGGAATTGGTTGTTGACGGCGCGAAGACCAGTCGCGCCATACGTCATACCATCCAGCATTTTGCCGAAATCAGTGGCATGGAGTTTCGCGTAAATCTCGACGGAACGAGGACGGGTGAGCATGGCAAGATGAGTACGGGCACCAGCCGTTTTAAGGTCGATGTCCATTTCAAGCTTCTTATAATCTTCTTGAAGCTTCTTGGCCTTCTCACGCGCACGGGTCACATCCAAATCAAGATTGGCCTCATAGTGGTAGTTCTTATCCTTGCCGGCATGGAATGCAGCAAGATTCAACTTGTCGATGGCTGACCGGTAGTCGGTCTCGATGTCGTTCGGAAGACTGCGGAATTTCCGCTTCAACGCTTCCAGTTCGCGTTCCATGCTTTTCGCGCCGTCGAGATAGACCTTCGCATGGGCGTCCATCCCATCGACCTGCTTCAGACGCTTGGACACGTTCTCGAGAACGTTGACGACCTCGGAAACATCGTTGACGTCAACACGGATGTTCGCCTTGCTGTCATGCTTCAACTGCTGCATCGCATTGTCGAGCTGTTCGACGAGACGGTTGGCGCGAGCCATCGAGACATTGTTGGAACTGCCCAGAGGCTTGACCTTCTCGATCGCATCCTGCATACTGCGGATGTGCTTCTTGACGTTATCCAAAACGTCGATCTGCTTGTTCGCGTATGCCGTGGTCAACCGCGTGTTGCGTTTCACCGCATCCTGATACGATTTGCTTTTCAGCGTGACCTTGCGCCAAGCATCGCCACCATTGGCGATACGCTTGTTCATCGCGGAAACAGCCTTGTCGGAAGACTGAACTTGCTTGCGCATCGTTCGCAGATCACGCAAAGCGTCTGTCAGCTCGACCTTCGGGGATACCTTACGTTTATCAATGTCCCGAAGCACACGCTTCAGATCGGAGTCATCGCCACGAATCTCAACATTCTGGACGATGCCATCATCCTCGATACGCCTTTTCGCCGCACGCCAACGAGACATGTCAACGTCAGGCGTCACACGAACATCGAAATCGTCATCGGCGTACCTGGCGAGCTTACGGCGGAGTTCTTCGCCAAAACCCTTGGTGTTCGGATAAATATCAATTCCAACGGAACCGGCGAGATACTCCACCATAAGAACCCCTGTTTTTCAATCACATGCCCAGAAACGCCTTCATCGACTCGAAGTTGGCGGAAACACGCCTATCAACGCCATCGGCGGCGTGAGGGGGCATAATCGGTTTGAACTCAGGATGCTTGCCGTCCTTGAACTGCAATGTGCCGGAAACCAGCAAGCCGACCTGATTGTAAATACCCAACAGCAGACTCGTATCCTGAGTGAACCCGTGAAAACTCAAACCGGAATCACTATCGGACTCGGCGCGGGCACGCTCATCAGGATGGTTCAGCAACCATTCCCGATACAGCGACTCGTCATAGCCGGCAAGACCGCCGATAAGGGTCAAAAGAAAACCGCCGTCATACTCATGCATGGCGGCGGGAAGATTCAGATTGTAGAACCTACGGAAATCACACGTAAGCTCTACTTTGCATTTCCGGTAGGCGTCCTTGACGCTTCGGATTTTCCCAAGGACGCACCATAGAATGCGTTAAGCAGAGTGAACACCTGCACCAGAACAGTCGGAGTCCTGCCAGTGACCCACTTGTGGTAGGCGTCAACGTCCTTGGCGATCTTCTCGAAGAAACTATCGCTGGCAGCCACCATCCTGGCTATAGCCAGACTTGAATCGACATCATCGGAAGTCTTCTTGCGGAACACGCCGTAACTGTCGGACGCCACGGCATCAACGACCATGAAATCGCATGTCTGCGCCACGGAGAACTCATGAGCCGGAACGAACTCAGGGCATCCGGCCAGTTCCTCGTGCTGTTCGACGAACTCAGCCAGCGTGTCAGGAATCTCCGGAACGGTCTTAACGGTGTTCTTATCAGTTTTGGAAGCCATAATCTGTAATCCCCATCAAAAACCCATCTGCCAATCGTTGGAAAGGATTGCCCCCGCACGGATGGGTACATGCGGGGGCAATAGGAAATCTCAGCCTTTCGAGGTCAAACCCGATACGGTCTGGGAGGAATCACCCGGATTCTTACCGCTGGAATCCGGGCTGGTTATTTTGACACGAACGTCTCCGGGGCGAAAATCTGGTACGCGCCAACCTCACCATTGGCACCGGCCTTCAGCACGCTAGTGGATTTCACGACGGCGTTGAAGCTGAACTCCGCGAAATCCTCATCGGCGAGGCTGACGTTATCGAACGTGAAATCGGTCTCCGGCAGATACAATCCGAAGCTCAGCTTGTCGGAATCATCGTAGGCGAGAACGAACAACGCCAGATGCTGCACCACGGGCTGCAACGGCACGACGATGCCGCCCTGTTCGCCGGCCCAGCCGCCAGTAACCTTCGTGATCGTGGCCGAATCACCCTGCACGGACGCGCCGGACACGGTGATGGTCGGAGCCTCGGTAGAACTCTTCGCACCGGCGACAAGCCACGTGTCCTTCGTGGTGGTGTCCCCGCCATCCTTGCTGAAGCTGATCTTGTTGTTGTTGGAGGTATGGCCGATATTCTCCCAATTCACGACGGAACCGCTGCCAGCGGCGGCAACAGTGCCACTATTCAACAAGAACGAGGAAACTTTGGTCGGAAGAGCGGTCTTCGCGGGAGCCGTGAACAACGTACCGCGAGACGCCTGAATCAGACCATCGGCATTAATAGCCATAATGGTGCCTTTCTACTTGAAATTGATAAAAGAAAAGGCCCGACCGATACCGGTCAAGCCTTGAACGAATCGCGGGCAGTCACAACAGCCGACAGCCCATACTCCTTGACGTTCTTGCCTTGATTCTCTTTCGAATCAGACTGCCTCTTCTGCGCCGTCACAGACACGGTGCCAACCGTTCCAGCTGTCGTGGACTCCTCGAACGGCCAACCCTGCACCGTCTTATACAAGTGACGCGCAAAACCGTGAGGATTGTTACAGTCAGCGGCCAAAACCGTGAACGTCACGCCGAAACGCCACAATCCACGGTCAAACTGTTCGGGAGCGGAAACATAATAGAGAAGAACCTGTCCACGTTCACCGTAAGCGTTCAAAGGCAAGTCAAGCTCGCTGCAAACCTTCACATCAGGCCACTCCTCGCACGGATACGCCCGATTCAACAGTTCATAAACCAACTGTTCCGCATCGATTGACTCACGAACGTCAATGGCAAGACGCTGAAAAATGTTGTCCGTCACAATCTCACCCGACTCAACGAATCAAACATGATATGTTTACCCGGAATACGCGCTCTCGGATCACGAGGCCCATACTTGTGTTCAAGCCACCGGTTGAAATAGCCGAACTCCAAATGCGGAGCGACCTGCGTGCCATCACGGCCCATGACGGACATGACAATCTGATGATGCCAGCCGACTTTGCGAACGGAAACCTCGATCCTATCCGCAACACTTGAATGCGTAGCGGCCTCATTCGCCTTCGCGCGGACGGCAGACACGCTATGCACGGCGGCGCGGCGTGTAAGTTCCGGCCCATACATCTTCGCAATATCGGTAGCGACGCTACGCCGAATCGTGACCCTTCCCAACGCCACCCACCTCCTTCACCCATTCAGGCTCGGAAATGCCGCCATCAAGATAATCGCCAATAACAACACGACGTGCACGAACCTCCCAATGCCGGGAGAAACGAGAACCACTCCCACGCCACGTAGGAGCGCCGTCAGCATCGTAATAATCGCCCTTATACCAGATCCGGGAATAAATGTCGCCGGGCCATTCCCTCGCAATAATCTGCAAAGGAGTGACCTCTTCCAAACCGCCGGGGTTATCCGAAGATGGCGTCTTATCCTCAGCTCCAGAAATAGAGAACATGCCAGCCTGCTGCGCACGACCCTCAACACAGCAGATGACCTTCACCGGATCGCCAGTCTGCACATACTGGCCGCCGTGCGCGTCCTGAACATGCTTGCGAGGAATCACAACGACATAATCCGTGTCGAACAGCTGTTTCTGACCACCGTAATGGGTTTGGTCATCCTCGTAGAGGTAATGGCGTTCATTCGTATCATCGTCAAACAGAAACGCCATCATCAACCTCCATAACCGGGGTCGAAACCAAGACTGATGTGTGACATCGTGCCAGCGGATTCAGCGAAACCATTCAGAATCGATTTCTCAGCTTTCGACAAGAACAGCCGGGGACTTGGATCATAGCCAGGCTGATTCTGCTGCGGATCATGCTCCGTGTACGAGTAAGAACCGTTCGCTTCGGTTTTGAACCGGTTGAAACGTACTACGCGTAACACCATTTCGCATACGACCGACGCGAAATCACTTTCAGAGAGACGCCCTTTCTTCAAGCGTGTCCGGACAATCGGGCATTCGCTCAAACAGATGAGAGCGGCCTTGCGGCATTGAGCGGAAATCCAATCAGTGTCGAAATGCTCTTCAAATGAATCCGCGTCGGCGGAACCGTAGACGCGCATATACTTCAACCAGTCGATGTTGTCGATGATTGCCGTGCTCATACGCGCCTCCTACATCATGCGGTCAGTACAGTGGCCTTCAAAGTGCTGTTGGACTGCACAAGAACCGGCAATGCAGTACCGTTCACGTAAGCCTCGTATCCCGGAGTCGAAGACGGAGTATTCAGCACGGCTCCGATAGGGCCAGCGTTCTTCTCACGGCTGATGCCATATGCAGGAGTCTGAGCTTCAGCGGTCGGCCCCAACGCGGTGTAACCCATGTTCACGTCACCGAAAGCCGGAATCAGCAGGATGGTGTTCTCAGGGAAGAAGCTCTTGACGCCACCCGGAAGAGTAATCTTGGACTGGCGAGCGAAATCACGATACCTTTCGTCAACAACGTAAATATCCTGAATGCCGGTGTACAGGCTCAAAACGCTCTTCACATCATTCTCGGAAACAAGAGCCGGAAGGGTGGAACCCTGACCGCGGAACAAGTAGTTGATGATGGCCGCGTTGGACGTCAAAGCGTTCACAACCTTACGGGTGGTGACCATGATGGTAGGACGCGCACCCTTCTTATCGTCGATAAGGTCGGACCATGTACGCAAATCCTTGACCGGATCACCAGTCTTGTCCCAAGTCTTCGTAGTTGTCAAAGAAGTGGATAGTGCAGAATCACGTGCATAATCCCAAGCTGCATCCTCATTGGATTCTGTGATGCCGAGCTTCGCGTCAACGGCGACGGCCACACGCGCCTTCTCCAGACGGTAGGCCAATTCCTTGCCCAACTGAACGAAATAATCGCTCAGAGTGGTCTTCAAATCTCCGTTGGTCATGGAAATGTTGCCATTTGCGATGTCCTTTTCGGACACGCGCATACGCTTACGCAACGGCAGCATGGAAGTGTAGGACAGCTTCTCACCGCCAACAGTACGACCATACGGTGCCTCAGCATCCCAAGTGGAGAACTTCATCTCATCAACCTCAGGATCATCCTGATTCGGAGTCCACTCGACAGACAAGCCGGTGAACTGGTCCGGCAGGATGGAAGCGAACGGCAAAGCTGCCGTAGTTGTCTGATAGGCTCCCAGCACGATGGCGGAAGCCTCGTCGGGAGTAATGATGTCCTTATTCAACAGACTCATTGAAAAACCTTCCTAATATGCGAAAACCCGCCATGATGGGCGGGTTTCAAACGGGTAGAAACTAAACTCAGGCAGTATGGCTGGTGTCACTTGCGGATGCGGCGGCAGTTGCCGGATTCAACACGGTCACATGCGGAGCTGCGGCGCCCTTGTCATAATCAAGGAACAATCCCTCCAACTTCGCATTGCTGAAATCAACGGTGTACGGCAGATTCTTCTTATCGATAACACCCATATAGCGGACGCCGACAGTCGGATACTGATCCTCGAAACCGGTACGAGTGAACTGCACATGCACCTGAGACTCCAAGAAGCCGATGATCGTGCCATTACGGCCATCGACGGCATTCGGATCGTACGGGCCATAGTTATTGGTTCCAGTAATCTGAGCCAGCGGAATACCGGATTTAGTCCAAGCCTCGTAATCATCGTCGGTAATGGACGCGAAGTAATCGTTCTCATGCGACTTATCCTTGGTGAACGTAGCCAAGTCAAGCTGCGCTTCACGCACACCATCGGTGATACGATTGATAAGCCAAGACTGGTCATCCTTCGGAGCGGTCTTGGCGACAGTATGAACCATCTGATTGGCCATATTTATCTCCTTATAAAACTATTTCTTGATTTCGGAATGCTTCACGCCGTAGTTGTAAGCGTCGGAAACGCTTGACTGCGGCTTGCACACATGCATGTTTCTGCTCTGCAACTCCTTCGCCAACTCCGGCGATGGCTCACATGGAGCATTCCCATCATTCTTTTTCTGCCCCGCTTCAACCGTTTCAGTTTTGCTTGGCATGAACTTCACAAAAGCGTCAGCCCATTCGGAAATCTTTTCCGGCTCAGTCTCCCCACACAAAGTGTCGAAAGCCTCGTCGGTAATCTCTGGATGCAGCTTCTGCGCCTGCAAACGGGCTATCTGCACATTCGCCTTAGCGAGAGCGCCCTCAGTGTCGGCAAGCTTCGCTTCGGCAGCATTGGCACGATCACGATTCTCATACATCTTCTGCTCGTTCTCACGGGCCTGATGCTTCCACATGCCCAACTTCTCGGAAAGGTCATCCGCACCATTCTTTTGAGCCACCGTATTAGCGGCTACAGGAGAAGTGGCAGTGTCCTTCGGCTGCGCGGTCACGCCCGTTTCAGGCGCATTCGTAGATGCCGCCGTTTCAGCGGTATTGGTATTTTCATCAGCCATTAGGCTTGAATCCTTTCAATAGTGTTATGCGGCTTCGCCAAGCATCGACCGCATCTGGTTGAGCATGGTCTTCTGCCATGCCATAGCCTGTTTCAAATTCTTGGAAGGCTTGAACGTGAACGTCCGGCCCTCATAGCGGAAAGTCACCGGCTTACCGGCCTTCTGCACTTCCTTGTAACGACGGTTGAACTCGATTGCCCGATTCTCCATGCGACGGCATTGAGCCAACGTGGACTGACGGTCAGGCGTATGCCAAGCGTCCGAATCCTTCGACGGAACCGGATCAGGCGTATCCTCAGCATCCTCAGCGAGAAGCACTGGGCCAAGCTCTCCATGAGTTATCGTCTTGACCTTCACCTGCTTCAACGCCGAAGAACTAGTTCCACCAGCCTCGTCGTACAGGCGTTTCAAATCCTTCTGATTCAACTGGAAACCCGGATCATAATCACTACCGGCAGGAGCCACACCACAATGACAGTTCGCGTGCAACGGCATCAGATTCGACGTGGAATACCAACGGTCAGCGGCAACCACACACAAGCCGCAGGAACCGGTCTTTGACAGTTCAGGATGCAACACCCTGCGATACTCCAACACCTTGCTACCCTTGTACCGCTCAAGCGTGGCGCTCGTCTGCGCCCTCGAAACATCCTCGTCAACAGTGGTCTGCAAACGGTTGAACGCCTGTTCCAACCACTTATCGACCTCTTTGAATATTTCATCAGTCTTACTGGGCCACTCCTTCGGACGAATCTGGGGAGTTTTCACAGCAAGACTCCGATATGTGTCAGCAGGACGTTGCGCCACAAGCCACGGATCAGTATTGTCACGCGGAAACACCAGACCGGGAACGTCACCCTTCGGACTAACGCCCACAAGCCTCAACGTCTCATTCGCATAGGAGACACCCAAACGGCGCACCTGCTGAATCAACGCCATCTCCAACAAGGCCATACGGGCGGCGACGGCATACGTCATGCCATCGTTCCACCAGTCGGCGGGAGTCAACGCATTCCACATCATGTGCGCTTGTCTCACATACTGGTTCACCAGCATTGCGCGAGCCTTCTCAAGCGTGTCAGCCAACGTCTCAAGCGATTTACCAGCCATCAGGACTCGGACTCGCCTTCATCGATAAGCTCACCCTCTACGTTCGGCAAACCGTCAACAGCCGACCGGGTTTCATCATCCCAACCGGTTGCCGGTTCCACTGCCGCGACAGGCTTCGCATCACTCTTATTGGACTGGCCGGAAATGTTGAATTGGTCTGCAAGACGGTTCATATCATCCTCGGCAACATCCTGAGCGGTGAAGCCCATCTTGTGCGTAAGAATCGTCCTACGCGCCAGCAGGCCGCTCTGATACAACAGTTGGCAAGCCTGGGCCTGTTCCAGCGAGCTGGTCGTGTCCATCGGCTTCCACACCATTTCAAACTCGGACGCCGAAGCATTCGCGGTTTTAGACGCGGCCAGAGCCATACGCACCATACGCACGATAGGCTCAGAATCCAACTCGTTCATCGTCTGCACTTTGAACTTCAACGTCTCGCGCTTCAACTCAGCACCATTGGCGGAACCCTGCACATCAGGCGAAAGAATATCCAACGGAATGCCAGCTGCGGAAGCCAACTGCTTCACATCGGCCATGATGTTGTTCTGCAAAGAACCGGTATCAGTGGTCTGAGACTCCCAAATATCAACACCATCAGGAAGCTTCCACAACGCCGCAGGGCCAACCGCGAACGTGGATGCCAAATCAATAGGATCACCAGCCTGCTTGTCGCCGTCGATGACTTCCTGATCCTCTTCGGTGTACGTGGTTGGAACGGTGCCCTTGATGGCACGCTGTCGGAATGCTTGCATCATCGTGATGCACAAACGGTCGAACGTTTCACGGTCGATACGTTTCAGCATCGGCAGATACGGCTCGAACAATCCCTGCCCGTCAACCGTGCTCAAACGTACGATAGGGAGCGAATCGCATCCCTCCGCATAAGAGAAATCAGATGCTTGTGAATCCTCAGCCCACTCCCAATCGCTACCAGGCTCCCAAGCTTTCGCATCAGACGCGAACTTAGCAACCGACGAAACATCGTTAGGATCAACAACGGAACGATCATGTTCACGTTGTGCCGTCTTGGAATACACTTTCGTCGTGGTCTTGCTGTCATCAACAACAAGACGATACAATCGAATGACTTCCTTGTTCTCGCGGTCCAGATACGTGTATTGAATAGCAGCAGTCTCACCAACATCCATCCAGCATTCCCAAGGGCTGAGAGGCGTGATGAATCTTCCACGTCCAGCATTGGAAACCAAGCCAAACGAGCATCCGTAATCGCCTTTGTCTGGCAGCATATTGCGACGAAGAATAAAATTCAGGCCGCATTGTTTCGCCATCCTATCGGCATCAGTGTCCTTCAACGAGGAATCCTCGACCTTACGGAAACCATTAGGCTGCTGACGGTCGGTCACGCTCTCACTGATACGACGGGCGAGATTCACGACACCCAACTGGCGCATCAGCTTGTACACTGGGGCAGCGTTCGGATCAGTGCCTTGAGGCACACTGTTCGCATCCACCATCTCCCTGCCATCCTTGAACAGTTTCAATTCGGCAAGATACGGCAGACGAGCACCCCACTCCCGCGCCAGATTGGTAATGACGTAAGCATCATCGTCATCATCGGAAGCGTTCTTAATCATCAACGAGTCAGACACTCGAAATCACCACCTAGTAGATTCTCATCGGAGCGGAACGGCGTTTAACCTCAGCCAACTCCAAATACTTTCCACGAGCCGTATAAGCCAACAGGCCAGCCATGCACGCATCAATCTTGTCCGGCGAATTAGGAGACTCCTTATAAATCGCATACCCGGTACGAGTCTCACGCCTACGAGCATTACGGAAATGATTCACCAACCGCGGATCAGCAAGCAACGCTATATCATCCTTGACCGGCTTAGACTTACGGTCAGGCTCCGTATACGGGTAACGGAACGCGGTATGCGCATTATCCAACGCAACCTGCATGTCCTTATACCAGTTGTTAGTCCAGAACTTGATCTTGTCACCGCTCTTACGCGGCCCGACCTTCAACTTCTTCCCGTAATCCTTCTCCCAACCGCCAATCATCTGCTCGAAATACGCGACATCAGCGAAGAAGCCGACCACATTGTAGTTGTCCATCATCCAACGGGCCATACCGTCGAACGCATCACGATTCACACGCCAAGTGGCCTTCTCAGGCCCGTCAGGAGCGGACTCCAACTTGATAAGGAACAACATGCCATCGGACACGCGGCAACCCACAAGCGCCGTCGAATCATCCGACACGGAACCATCGAACCCCAACGTGATAGGCTCACGTTTCGTCACGAACCGTTGCCACGCGCCATCCAAACGAATCGAATTGAACGCGGTATGCATTTCATCCCGATACAGCATGTGGGATTGAATGTCGGACTCCGTAAGCCAAGCATCATGCACGCTCGACAAAGTGTTGAAATAGTAGCGCATCGAATCCGCAGGGTCTGAATCAGGCTGGTAAATCTGATCCATCTGACCATTCAGGTCAATCCACCCATCCTTCGACGGGCCAAGCTCACCATCCCAATACGTGTGCCCCTCGGGGTCAACACCATCGGCGTTCAACACGGTCATACGACCATCGGGCAATATCAGATGATCCTTACCGTCCGAACTCTTCGCACTCGCACCATACGCGACCTGCAAGGCGCGGAGAACCTTCTTCTCGTCAGCGAAATCATCCAAGTCGATGTTCGCATACACATGGTCGAAGTAGATGCCGCTACGATGCTTGATCTTGCCCGAAGCGGTATCCCACGCATACTTGTACGATGTTTCAGCGATGGACTCTTCGCCCGGCTTGTACATGGTGGACGTTTCAAGAATCCACGGGTCTGCATCACCTTTACGTTTGCCGAGGTTACGTTGAACGGTCTTGTACATGTTGCGAAGCTTGTTCGTGTTGTACAAGTGGGTTTCATCGCAGGCGGCGAACGTTTCCAAACCGCCATCCTTGGACGCGGCACCACTCGTGGTGGGAACAATCTCCCCACCTTCCGGCAAGCCGATACGGGTACGACCAACATCAAGGCCGACACCCTTCAACTGGCTTAAAGGGCCTTGATCGCAGTTGTAGTAAATCGAATCGAAAATGTTACCAGTCTGGCCTTCGGCGGTAGCCAAGCAGAGAATCTGCGGCATCTGCACCATACGTCCGACAGGCTCACCCTTCGCATACGGGTAGACCTCGCCCAGAAACTCGTAAGTCTCCCCTTCTTCCGCCCAATGGTCGAACCTGCAAGGAGCCAAACCCTCGAACGCGCAAATGCCAGCGGCCTTACCGGACTTGTTCTTACCCTTCGCACGCGAATAGAACACACGATTGAACCGGCGGGTACCCCACTCGGTCAACGCATAGGCGTGAAGCATGAACACGTACTCGTCCATGTCGAACGTCTCAGGAAGGCCAACGCCGCCACCACGACCTACACGGAAGAAAGTCTCAATCCACCAGACCGCGAACATTCCCATCGAACGAGTCAAATCCTCGCCATGCAATTCGGGAATGCGCGTATGCATCAGGCACCACCATCAATGACACGCAAACCCAATGCGGAAGCACGCTGCCTGTTCCGTTGAACGTTACGAGCACCCTCAGTATCGCCCTCATACGCGGAAGCCTTCATATCGTCAGGCTGCGGAGCATCGAACTTCAACCGCACCCGAGCCTCGGGTGTAATGCCCAACGTGGCCTCACGCTGACGAATCTCGGAAGCCAACATCCAACGGCCCTTAGTCTTCGGACGCCAGAAATCATCCTTCAACAACGCCAAATCCTGAACCGCGTACCAGTCGGCCTCAACACCCATACGCTGAGCCAACGGACTGACACGAAGCGACTCATACCACTTCTTCGTCCGTTCAAGCCACTCCTGCCCATCAGGGCGAACAGCAGGAAACTCCAAACCCATCGGACTATCAGGCGCACGAAGAATCGGATTCTTCGACTTCTGCGCACCACGACCATTACCAGCCACAGCCAGCCTCACAATCCGCCCGTTTCAGGCAATACGCGAAGCTAGGACGTTCCACCCTCGCAACGCTTGTGAACCAGCAGACGATTCGCCAAAGTCGCACTATGCGACTTCTCCAACGGAACCTTCCACACGAAAGCGGCACCATCGGCACCACTCGAACCAACATCAACCGGCTCATGGCATTTCGCGCACAAGCCGCCACACTTCTCAACCACCTGAGAATCAGTAAAAGACTCAACAACAAGCTCGGACTCAAGCTCGGACACGTCAACCGGACGCACGTACATAGTCGTTTCAGGCTTCACCGGCAACGACTTATCATCATCACGAGCACGCTTATACGCCACACGGCAACGCCCAGAACAAAACAACTGGTCGGAACGCTTCGGATCAAACCACGTATGGCATTGAGGACACATGCGCTGACGCAACGGCTTCAGCGGAGACCCCGAATAACGGTCACGGTCGTAATGCGAACGACACAATCCCTTCGCACACACCGGATTAGCGCAACCGGCAACCGCGCACATGAACTCATTCACTTGAAAGCCGGGTGAGAATACCAACGCTTCTCCCTCCGACTCCTACCCTTCGCACGACGAACCTCAGCAGACTCACCCTCGGTCTTCCGCTGATGATGCCAACGACACAACACCCACAAATTCTCAGGACGATCATCATCATGGACGGGATTACGAACCTTATGGTCAACCTCATTCCCATACCGTCCGCACAGGCGAACATTCCCGTAATCATCCTTGACCGGCCACTGGCACCTATGCCCATCCCGTTCAAGAATCATCGCACGGACACGCGGCCAATCAGGATTGAACCGTTCATCACGATGGGAACTAGACCACGCCACAATGCCTCCACAAAAACAGGGTTGGCCGGCGCTGAGCAGGAAAACACGCCAAAGGGGAAACATCCCAGCAGGAAAAGTTCTCAGATCAACCAACCCAAGTGCTCCGGGAGGGATTCGAACCCTCACACCCTACAGGTAGCGCATTTTGAGTGCGCCGCGTCTACCATTCCGCCACCAAAGCAAAAGAACAAGCGTCCCACACTCCACCCACAACAGGAGCATGGGACGCTCGTTCAACCCCCAGAGAGCCATAAGGAACCAATGGCATCATCACAATGGCTTTTTACCGCCAGCCACGGCGCGCGGATGCTGAGGGAGTCGAACCCCCGAACCGTTCCCGGTCGCCACCTTAGCGAGGTGGTGCAATAAGCCACTCTGCCAAGCATTCAAAATGCAAGAGCCGCCGCAGCGACTCAGGAGACTGTTCCCGCAGACTAGGCGGGTCAGCTAAAACTAGAGCCGCCACAAGACGACTCCGAAGACCTTTCCCACAGCCTGTGGGTAGGCTGAGCACAGCATGTTGGACTCGAACCAACATCGACGGTTTTGGAGACCGTAATGCTACCGGTTGCACCAATGCCATATACCCGACTTAGTTAACGTCCAAGTCGGAAAAGACGTTCGGCATGGTGGAATGGGCTTTACCACCAACGGCAAGGAACGTGAAACATCTATGCACCCGTTTGGCCGTGCCTCCCCTTCGGTCATCAACCACCTGATTAAGGCAGGGAGCCTCTTATCCCCCACATGTTCCAGCGGAGATATTCGAGCAATGCCATCGATCTCATAGGCAGCTACCCCATGAAACCTAGAGCAAACCCCGGGAATCGAACCCGGCAACCAAAAGGCTGTGCCAACAGGATTGCAGACCAGCCCAAAATAATAGGTACGAGTCCATGTAAGCCACGTCCGGGATAGACTGGTCGGATTCCACTGCTGACTGCATCACACCTAGGATACTCACGCTACGCGCAATGAGTGATAGCAGCCAGATATCGATGCGGACCCGAGCTGCGCTCTACCACCATCAACATCAATCCAAGGAACATTATACGCAATATGTAGGGTGCAGAAACGGTTGCAACCACTAAATATGTGAAGACTTCGTAAGTAACGGGTAATCCAAAAATGTTCCAGCGAGCATTCAGCGTCAGCACTAGAGAGCCAGCGGCCCCGGCTTTTTGACCCGGGGGGAGGCTCCCCCACGGGGGTGGTTGTTGTATGTGCAACATCAGTACATGTGTTCTATCGAACGTCTGTTCGCTCGAATGTTTGTTCGCTTGCGGTGTGGCGTGTCGTGTGCTATGTGCGGGCACGTTCCTTTGTATGCGATCATGTCCGTGCCCGTCGTGGCCGTCGTGGTCACGTCGTGGCTGTGGCCGTGCCGTGGCGTGGCCGTCGTACCCTGGACATCGTGACGTGGCCGTGGCGCGGCGCGGCCGTGGCTGTGGCGCCCGCCGTCTTTTTGCCGCCGTCGTGTGGTTGCGACACGCCGACGAACGCTAGTGTTTCCAATGGTTTATGTGGTGTCCGTGTTGTCTTGACTTGCTATCTGACTGGATAGCTTGTATAGTGAGAGCCATCAAGCAAAACGAAACCAAACGAAGGAGGTGCGAGCCACAGAGACGCAAGGCCGGGACGGCAACCCGGAAGCCCCACAGAAACGGCGGCATGGATGTTTGATAATTGAAGAGCGGACGTGATGAGGATATGGCGTAACGCAGCGGGCCGGGGTCTCACCCTCAAGGACCGGACGGCTGAAACGTCAAGGAGTCGCAACGTGTGGCGCGGTGTCCGGCATGGAATTGCCCCGCGCTGTCTGAGTGGTCTACGATGGCCTTAATCCAAGTTAGGAGTAAGGCCATGAGTTTGAAAGAATTAAGGATGAAGCGCGGTCTAACGCAACGTGAGTTAGCGCAACGTAGTGGCGTGCATCATGTCGAGATTGCGCAGATTGAGACAGGTAAACGCAATGTTCGGGCGGTGTCGCTTGATACTGCACTGCGATTGTGCGATGCTCTCAAGATCGCTAATCCGCGCAAATTGCTTGATTCTGATTCTAAGTCTTCGGCGGAGTGATCCGCCACAGGGCTAGCGTAGTCTTTATGGCACGTCTAGCCCACGAATGAGTAGAGCCGGATAGCTGCAACTATCCGGCTCGATTGCTCAGTAATCATTAACCAATCTGACTAGAGCCCTCTCATTTTAGCAAGGGGGCTGGAATGGAGTATTAAAAATGTGTGACGAAAACACTTTTGCAGCGGCATATCGTTCCGACTTGCGGGATGAAATTGTCGAAACCCTTAAGGATTATGCGGACGGCATTACGCCGACCTACCAATGGTGCTGGGATCGGTATGACGACGTTGAGCTTCCGGTTACCGGCAACGATAACGGTTCCTGGACGTGCAACGCCAGCAAGAGTTCCGAGAATATGCAGAACGTCATGTTCTCGGATGATTGGGATAGGTTCGTCGCTAGCGATTACGCATACGACGCGCCCCTTGATAATTCTGAAGAACTTGAGGTTTTCTACCGTACTTGGCTGTTCTCCGAAGAGTTTGACAACGCGGTTTCCGAACTGCTTGCGGAGTGAGGTGCAGCATGTTTGCCTATGACAATCTTGTGCAATGGTTCAAGGATAGGTGTTCCGATCAGGTCAGCCGGCGTAATAGGGCGTGGAATTTTGGCCGTGAGCATGGTCTTGAGCCTTGTGTGGTGGCATGGAATAACGTCGCTGTCAGGTGGATTGATGGCGTGGTGTATGTGGTCAGCCGGAACGTTAGGCGTGACGGCAGCCTAGGTAGACGCTACGCCGTGGTCACCGCAGAACAGTGGCTTGGGGTGCACCAGGTTCCAGGTGATGAGTCGTGTGTAGCGTGGCTTGAATCCTATTGCAAGCGTATGCGCTGACTTGTTCCAGGCTTTCGGGCGTGAGCCTATCAATCACGCCCATCAATCGATCAATCTTTTTGCACGAATGGAGTGTGTGTTATGAGTATCCACTTTTATGCCGGGTATTGGCAGTTTGGTGTCGGCGTTACCAATTTTGAGGGTGAGCCGTATTGCAGCCTGTTGTCTTTTGACTCGCGTAAGGAACGCGACGCTTGGGTTGCTGCGGATCATTTCGACAATAATTGGCATCGTAGCGCGATGTCGCGTCGTGAGGCGTTGCCGCTTATGCGCGCTGAGCTTGCCGATCTTTTCGACGGTTATGACGGCTGGCGTGTTGATGGCGTGTTTTATGCGTCCATAGGCGACGCTTTCGCGGCGTTCTTCAAGGCTGAGGCCGCTGCACTTAGGCGTGCGGGTGTCTGATTCATTCAGTCTGTTTGTTTAATCCCAGGGCGTGGCGATTGTGTCACGCCCTTTGTTTTCAACGTTTTTCTTTTTAAGGGGTTTATCATGCGTAATCTTGTTTTCTCTAAGTTCTTCAAGAATGTTGCCGTGCGGTTCAAGGCCGATCAAGTGTCAGTGTTCCGTGAGGGCATTGAGGTTATGGGCGCGGGCGCGGCGTGGTTTGATTGGCCTACGGGCGTATCGTTCGCCGGGGCACCCGTTACGGTTGAGGCCGACGTGTTGCGTAGTGTGCTTGAGTTGGCTGAGGCACACGGCGGGTTGAGCGCTGTGGATTGCGAGCTGTTGCCGGTTGAAAGGGATGCTGACGGCAAAGAGATCGGGCACCACGTCATGATGCATGTCAGGTTTGCCGATGGGAGCGGCTACGACTGTGAGGGCGCGGCATGTGATGACCAATACGATTCGTTTGGTGTTCGTGCTAAGTGTGGTCAAGTTGATCCGCTGTTCGCCGTGACCATGGATTCGGGTGAGTTCGCGCGCGCTTTCAAGCTGGTTGAGCCGTGTGTTTCCAAGGAGGAGCTGCGGCCTGTGCTGACTGCGGTTGACATGGATGTTGCGGGCGGCATGTTGCGCTTGCAGTCCACTGATCGTTTCCGTATGGCCGTGACGTGTGTTCGTGGTGCCGTTATCGAACGTGACGGCGGTAAGGGTTTCGATTGTTTCGCACGTGCCAAATTCCTGAAACTGTTCGCGGACAAAACAATCGGCGGTCTACGCTTGGAATACCGCAAGGACGACTACGGCGGTGCCGTTTCGGTTGGCTGCATGGTTGCCGGGTGGAATGTTTTCATGTCTGCCGTGTCTGACGGCGAGTTCCCAAGTGAGGCTATCGCGCGTTGCTGGACTTGCAAGGGGCGTGATGATAACGGCTATGGCCGTGGTTTCGTCTGCGATGTGAAACAGCTCAAGGACGTTGTGGCAAAGCTTAAGACGGATCGTTATGACCCTCTGTGTTTTTCCATGGCGGCCAATGGTGTCGCGGTAACTAACAAGCTTGGAATGTCCTATCAGCTGCCGGGCGTTGGCTGCGTGGGTGCGAGTTCGGGTGAAACTGTCACGTCGTTTTACTTGAATCCGACGTATGTGTCCGAACTGTTGACGAGGGTTGCCGCTTTGGGTAAGTCCGTTGAGTTTCTGGCTTCCACGGGATATGCCGGTGTTTGGATCGGTCCGGTGGTTGACGTTGATAACCCGTTTGAGACGACTGGGCTGGGCGGTGAGGGGTATCTTCTCATGCCTATGTGTGGTGCCGCATGTGATTTTGCGGGCGGTGAGGTTAATCCGGTTGGTACGTTCCGCCCGGACGCGCCCAAGATCAAGCCGGTGTTTGGACTTGTTGACGCGCCCGACTGGGTGTTCGTTGATTCCATCACGTCTAAGCCTAAGCGTTCCAAGTCTAAGCGTTCTAAGCGTGAGCCGATCAAGCCTGAGCCTGTCACGGCTGAGATTCCCGAGGTTCCGCCGCAGACCGAGCCTCATGAGGTGGTTGCCACGTCCAGCGCGATCATAGTGCGCAAGGTGGTGATTCCTGGCGGCAAGTCGGTCAAGGAACTAGCCGACGTGTTCGGCGGGTTCAAACATAAGCCTCGTGGCTTCCGTGATTCCAAAGGCCGTCGTGTGGCGTATGTCGCGTTCGACGGTACCGGTGGTGTGATCGCATACCGCGACTATTACACGGACGTTGATACGCGGCTGGAACAGGATATAGCCGACTATCTCGCAAGCCATAATCTCAAGCTTGACGCATAAAAGAATTTGCCGCCACTGTTCTGAGCGGTGGCGGCGCCTTAATTACCTCTATCAAAAATAATCAGGCAAACCATAGTGTATGTGGTTTGCCGGAAAGAAGCAAACCATGTTCAGTAAGATTCGCAATGTTTTTCTTGTTTTCGTGCTTGTCGCCGTCGTCGGTGTCGTCGGCCATTTGGATGCCGTGGATCAGGCCCGGGCGTTGGGTAGCGCGTCGGCTGAGACTGTTGAGTCTTGGAATGCGTGGCGTCGTGACAATCCCGGTTCCGTCGCTTCCGCGTTCTCGTGGGCGGATATTCCGGCTTGTTTCGTCGAGGATGGTTCCGTCGCGGTCGATGGTGGTTCCGCCTATCAGCATGTGTGCATGTGGGATGCGTCCGTGTCGGGCAATGGTGACGGCGGCTCGTATGTGCTTGTCGATGGCAGCAAGGTTTTGGAGTGGTGAGGAGGTTTACGACATGTCCCGTCGCGGGCTGAATGGCAAAGCTGGCGACGGATTGCAGGATTACCTGGGCAAGGAGGATTGATTTCCACGACACGCCCGACTTGAAATGATACCAGTGGTATCATATACTTGTAACCACAAGACGGGAAGCACAAGGCATCCCCACAGACTCAAGGAGACTGAAATGATTACCATCCGAATCGAAAAAACCAGAGGCCACAAGTGGAATGAGACTGGCACATTCGCACTGGAGTTCCCGAAGTCGGAACTCCGCCATCGCGTCTATGATTGCCAGCTCGACAAGGACGGCGAAACCGAAGACGCATGGCTTTGCATCCCGTCCGAACGGCTCCGTGCCAAGTATGAGCGGCTCGTCGCTGACGAGGAGTCCACGCAATCCGATTACGACAAGCTGTACGAAGAGCTTTCGGCTTACTCCGACACGTTGACCACCGAGCAGCTCATGGACTGGTTCATCGACCTGAACGATCCTGAAACCATCAGCGGATGGACCGAGCGCATCGAAGCCCACAACGCCTACATCGACGTGATGGAGCCGAACAATGCGGTGCTCAGGAACCCGCTTGACGTGGATTCGACGTTCCATATCCGCATCTACGATTACTTCATCGATTTCCATGAGGATAGGGAGATTGTGGACGACTTGGAGTTCACCCCGTCCGACGTGGAGGCGGATGATTGGACGGAGGACATCAAACGGTGTCTTGAGGAAAACGGGTGGCGTCTTGACTCCAAGATCGGAACGGATTCCGATGATTCCGATTTGCTGGTGTTCGATTGCGTCAAGGCGTGACGTATTCCGCTGAAAATCGTTGTTCTGCCGGTTCCAGCGTGTTTTTCATGCTGGAACCGACGTTTTCCGTGTTTTCATGATTGTATGGAGGTTTGATGACGTTTGGATCGAAGGCCGCTTTTCGCGCGGCACGGGAACGCTGCGGCATCAGTCAGAAGATGCTTGCCGACCGTTTCGGCAATGCCGTGTTGACGGTGAAACGTTGGGAGAAGCCTGGCGAGGCGGAACCACCGGCAGACGTGCAGGCATGGTTGGAAAGTATGCTCACGCAGCATGTCGAAGCGGTCGAGGCCGCTTTGGATGCGGTGGACGGGATTGAGGAAGTCCAAGGCAACCCGCCTGACCATGTTGACTTGCTCTACTATCGTTCGCAGGAACACTACGGCCGTTACGGACGGGACAAAGGCGATTACGCGATTGTCAATGCCCGCAGCAGGGAGATAGCCGCGATCCTTGAATCGCATGGTATCGAAGCGCGGTTCCGTTATCCCGAGGATGATGAAGCCGGTTTCCAACGTTTGGCGAACACTCGCTAAACGCATTTGTTGTTAACAGGGCCATTGTAGACCACTCAGACGTTGCCTGACGCGGTTTGTAGCCAGTTGTCCACTAATTCGGCTTCGTTGACTGGCTCGAAACACCATGCGTCTAATCCGACGTTGATCTCATTGTGATGCCTGCCGAACTCAAGCGGGTCATGCGCGTGCGTGTGTCCGTGCAGGAGCAGCGTGTTGTTCATGCGTGGTATCGCGTATTCGGCTAATTCCGGCGCGTTCCAATTGGTTGAGACTGCGCCTAGGGGTTTGCTTTGCGTGAAGTCTTCACGCCATTGGTAGTGGCTTAAAAATACCGTGTGTGGATTGTTGCCCCACACGTCTCTGATTTCGGTGATGCCGACTCTTCCGACTTCCACGAACACGCTTGCCAACTTTTCCAGCGTGCGGCTGGAACTGTGCAGTTCGTGGTTGCCAAGAATCAGATGCCTGTTCTTGCGCGGCACATGCAAGTTTTGGATGCGCATTATCGCTTGGTCTACGCTCCACGTACCACCGGAACTGATGTCTCCGAGAATGTAGAGTTCGTCTTCCTCGCCAACATACGTGTTGATGCTTCTGATGATGTCGGCATCATGCTTCCGCCAGTCAACACAGTTCTTGAGCGGCTTATGCTCACGTTCGGCTTGTTGTTTGATCGATGCATCCTTAGCGTATCCGGGTAGCGCGTAGCCACGTAATGCAGCCACGAAAGGGTGAGCGAAATGCAAGTCACTGGTAAACCACTTCATTTGTTGTCCTTCAACATGTTCCTGTAGATGCGTGTCCCGGCTTTTATAGCAAGTTCCGGCGTACTGTAGCAGCAGGGTTCCATGCATGGGCCCGATAGCGGGTGAATCGTCGGGTTATCAATGTCGAGGTCCACGCGGCATTCCTTGTATATCACGGGAACGTATACGCCTTCATCCTCGATAATCATGATCGCACTGTACTTGGGTTTGTCCTCGTCAATGTGTCCAAAAGGCTTGAAATTCGAGAGGTCGGGGGACGGCTTGCTATCACTTGTAAATACGAATTTCTTCGTGCTTGAAGTGTCATCCACGGTTCTCTACCACCTTCCCGTACTGCTTATCCCACTTGTCCAATGCTTCTAAAATGTTCGGCAGTCCAAAATAGTCGTAGTATTGGCTGTAACATTCGCCGCTTTTCGTCTCGAATGCGATGGTCAGCATTTCGGGGTCATCGCCACAGGTTTCGCAGACCGCTTCGCAGAATGGCGAATAATCGTAGCCGACTACTCGTACCGGCTGATCGTCGCTCCCGTCGAACAGTTCCGGTGATTCGACTTGCAACACGCGCATAAACAGTTCGTTCGTTGATTTTCCAGTGGTGTTTTCCGTCATACTCCCCTACTTTCCGTTGACTTCGATTACCAGTTCCGTGTCACCATGAACGGTCGCCTTGATATCGTCATTGAGCTGATTCGACAGGTGCATGATGATGTCGGTGACAGTTTCGTAATTCAGTTTCGGGGCAATGGTGATGTTCCCACAGCCGTCGGGCACGGCTTCGATATCGTTGCGGTACACCGGCATGGAGTATTGCGTCGCTCTTAACTCCTTGAGTTTCCCTGACATGACGATTTCGCAATTGTCTAAAATGCTTATCTTCTTGCCTAAGTGCGTGGCGTTCAGATGGTCTGCTGTGATTGTCTCGCTCATTCCGCGTGGTCTCCTAGTTCTCGTTGGTAATTCTTTTGAAGGATGTTTCCGGGCGTGGGAATGTGCTGCCGTTGCTGTTCGTGATCCGTTCCAATTCCATGAACTCTTCGACCGACATGGTGACGCTTATGTTAGTGCAATCATCCGTTATCCTGACGTATTCGGTTGGCGTTTGATGCAGTACGTCGTTTTCGTCATAGGACACGGCATATGTGTCGATGATTTTCAGGATCACGCCATTCATGACGTTCTTCCATGTGGTTATCAGCTGTGGCGGATTACGTATGCCCTCCGCTTCTGTCTTGTCTGTGCTTTCGTAGTGGAATCCGAGTTTTATCAGCTTGTCTATAACGGGGGTTGTTTTCTTGGTGAAGTCGAGTACCGTCATTGCGTCTCCTTCTGTGATTCTAGTTGATGCCGCTGCTGCCGAATCCTTTCTCGCCACGTTCGGTCGAATCCAGTTCGTTGACTGGCTCGAATTGCATGTGCGCGTATGGGAGGAACACGATTTGCGCTATCCGGTCTCCCTCATGCACTTCAAACGCCTGTTCGCCCATGTTTCTGAGGATTACGCCGACTTCGCCACGATAATTGGCATCGATTACTCCGGGCGCGTTCATCACGGTGATGTCGTGTTTCAACGCCAATCCCGAACGTGGGCAGACCAGTCCGACATATCCGGCTGGAATAGCCAGTCTCACGCCCGTATGCACGAGCGTCTGACTGCCCGCGCAGATGATCGTGTCCTCATTGCTTCTGAGGTCTGCTCCACCATCGTTCGCGTGAGCGTAACTGATGTTATTGGTTTTGCCGCTGATATGCATTTAGTCTCCGAACTTTTCGAGAATGAGTACGCCTGTGACGCCGATAATCCAAGCGATTATCAGGATGATTGTGATACCGGCCAATGCGAGCAGCGGTATCCAAATGGGTGCGAGCACCCATATCCACGAGTATGGGAATTGACCGCCGATTTTCAGGAGTGCCAGTATGCCGGACAACAGTAGGAGGATTAGCGTGCAGTCGATGTTGACTCGCATTATTAGTCCTCCGTGTAGAAAGTGAGCGTGTGGAGCTTTTTCTTCGCGTCCAATTGTTCTCCGAACATGCCGTACTGTTTGACTGGTTCGATCACGTCGCGCATGTGATGCGCGTGATAGGTGATGGTCTTGCCCTTGTCGGTGATGCTGATGATGCTCACTGCCGGTTGTCCTTTCCGACGAGTCCCCAAATATCGTCCACTGGAGTGGTTTGCTGCATCAGCATGTACACGTCCGCGATACGGTAGATGGGATGCCGCCCTTCCTTGCGTACCGGGGTGAGCTTGCCCCTGTGCGCCCATGATTTCAACGTGTTCGCGGATACGAGGTATCCAGCCTGTTGGAGTTTGCTTCTGATGTCCGAAGCAGTCCCCGTGTAAGTGCTGTGTTTGATCTTGTCTTGCATGAGTGTCCTCAAAAAGTTGATGTTCCAAACGTTCCTGCATCCACGGCATTTGACTTGTTTTGCCGTCTCGTCAGCGCTTAACGGCATGTTGCAGTCAGTGTTGGGGCAGTTGCCCAAGCTAACCGTATGGCCTTGATTCAACAGGCGCTGGCATTTGTCGCGTGCAATACGGATTTCAAGCGCGTACACGGGTGTTGCCGTTGAGCATAGACACGCGGGTTCGCCTTGCTTGGTTTTCTTCACGGCTATCCGCTGCGCCAACACGTTCAACGGATCGTGATTCAGGTATTCGACGCCTAAGCATTTAGCGAACGCGGATAGTGTGCCCCACACGCTATCATCCCGTTCGTCTCCCTCATACAGCAGGTCGAACACTTGCTCCCTCAACGGCGGATTATCAGAGTATCCTCCCCCGCCACCGTTAGCGTCATGATTCTTGTTGATGCGGTTCATCTTGTCGGTTTCCAAAAATCCGATGTTCTTCGTGAACCATTCCAAGTCAGCTAGGAGCCGATGTTCACATTCAGGGCAGAGTTGCCTGGTATCGTCTCGTTCACGCCCGCAACGCAACAGTTTGCAGTCAGCCAATCGCACGCCTTCCAAAATCATGGTATGTTGATTCCGCACCGGTGCCCGAAGGCGTGCGATTAATGCCGGAACATGTCTAGTATACCGGTTGCACCCAACCTTGCAACCGGTATTGGATTAACGTCTCAAACAGTCTCCCGCTTCCGTTTTCTCTTCTCGGGATGAAGCAGGTAGTAGTTGCGTTCGTAGGCCGCCTGTTCCTCACGGCTGAAATGGTGGAATGTCGGACGATGCGCAAGCTTGTATCGGCGGTTGCATTCCAAGACTTGCTCACGGTGTGTCATCCGCCACTGTCGCGTGTGCTCACGTTTCCGTGCGAGCTGTTCCGCAGTAAGCTTGACCGGCTTTTTCGACGCTTTCGCCTTCTTCTTTCCGACTGGCGGCTTCTCAGACGGCTTGCGCCTACCACGACGAAGAACCGCTATGTCAACCGCGAACATTTTCATGATCTCGTCGGCGGTAGGTTCTTCGATCATCAATCCACCGACTTCCACAAAACAATCAAAACAGCCTTCATTCCGTCACCGCCTTACGTGCCACTTCGAGTACTTCTTTCGCCCGCTCGATGTAGTCTTCCTGATAGCCGCAGATTTGCCCCGCGTAATCCCATGCGTCGTCCTCGTCTTTCGCCGCACAGTCACTTTCGACACCATCCCACTTCTTGCAACTTCGCCATAGCAAGCGTTTTGCCACGGCCTCCACCTCAACGTCAGACGGTGGCGCTTCGCGGCCTCGAATATAGGCTTCCTGCAAATCGTCAGTATTGGCAGCGAAAACCTTCTTGCAGCCCGAACCGTCATTCCAGTACTCGGTCGGGTACACCTTTTCGGCTTCATCCTCTGCGATGCTCAATTCGTCCTCTTTCCGTTCGCTTCGATCATGGCGTACAGCATTTCACTCGCCGGACGCCGCCTGTAGCTATTCCGCTTGTCTCCATAGGACACGTCGTACAGGCATCTGAGCTTGTCCCCTTTGGCCGTGGGCACCAACACTTGGTCGATGTCTCGCGGAATCTGATGGCTCACACGCAGTTCATCCGCAAGCTCAGGCGTGGTGACTAGATAGTTTTCGTCACCGTAGAACGTCAGCCCGTGACCCGATTTGAAATCAGCCATGCATGACTTGACTTCATAGCAGGAGAAAGTGCCGAGTTCCACACTGCTTGGTTCGAGCACGTAGCCGGGCGTGAAAGGCTTGAATCCGATGTAGTCGATGCGCCTGTTCCGTGGTGTTCCAAGGTCGAAGTTAACCTCGCTAGCCCAATAACTCACGCGATTCTTCAACCTCTTCTCGACCAGCTTGGACAGCATGGCGGTGGTTTCAGCCCTGCTCATTTCTTCCTCCTGAAGTACTTGTATTCATCGTGGTGATGGAACAGGAACAGGTGAAGTCTCCACGCCTTGACTGCCAACAGGCCCTTGAGTGTGATCGCATACCCGCCATGGACACGCTTCATGAGCTTCCTATCGGCCAATGATTCAAGCATTCGGGAAAGCTCTTGGCCCCCTTTTTGTTGCCAGATGTAGCTCATCCCCTCAGCGATATACAGGCAACACATGTCCTTGTCGTATTGACTAATCATCATTAGCCTCCATCTCAAGGATGTAGACGTTCGTCGCTGCGACGGCGTTATCACGCAATTCCGTTGGCGGCATGGTATCCACCCGCAGAATCTGCCAACCCTCGTTCAGCAGCTCTTCAAGCGCCTCCATATTGACTAAGCGACGGTCGCTGCCGCAATCAGCCCAAAACAGCGGGCAAACCTTGTATTGACTGCTCATCTCGTGTCCTTCCTTTTGTATTCGTCAACGACGTGTTTCCAGTTGATGCTTGCATTCATAGGGTCGCTGTACCAGTTTGTAGAAAGGTGGTTTCGGGGGCATTGAAGCCGGTATATGGTTATTGTTTTCACGGCTTCGATGGTTTCATGGTATTTCTCTGTTTCTCCTTCTTTGATGACAGGTAGTCTGCCGCACATTGGACACCCGTACTCATGGTGTTTTCTTGCGAACAACATTGTTTGTTACTCCTTTGCGTCTTCAGTTTGATTAGTGGTTTCGGTCTTACTTTCGTCAAATGGTGCTACTAGTTTCACATGGCTACTCATGATTGCAATGCAACTCGATTCTTTAAACCACGTAGTACATGCGGCGTAATACTGATTACCGCTAGACGCATATCCGCAAGCAAAACCGTATATACCTCCGTCGCATTCTTTCCACCCGCTTTGCAGGTAGTATGTTTCGTCAGTATCGAGTTCCACCCGCAGGCCAACGTCATGCGGAAGGAGGTCTGACACGCTACTCATTTCGCATCCTCGCTTTGATTCGGCACCTCGGAAGGCATGGAGCCGGAATAGCCGAGCATGTGACGGCAGTAATTGATTACATGCTCGTAAGCCGTCGTCATTCCGTCGTAAAAGTCGTACACTTCTTCGTCTGGATTATCAGAAGCGTTATTAGCTGCATCCCACTCTTTTTGCAGAAAGTCGATGACCTCATGCAGTGTCTTGTCTTTCTCAGTCACGTTCGTCGCCATTGTTATTCCTTACTGCTCTTATCGTTCTTATCGTCATGGTCGAAAATGCATACGAACACGCCTAATAGCATGAGCACGCAGAGTATCGCTATCACTCCCAATGTGATGACGATGAACACGCTTGAAATATTCCAGCAAACATCAGCCAGACTCATGATTTCTTCTCCTTGCAGAATTGTCTGATAGCTTCCTCTGCGTCGTAATAGCGTGCGACAGCGCGTATCCACGAGTTGAACGCATCTTCGGCAGTCTGACAGACCTCGCCTTGAAGACACTTCAATACGCACTCGTACCGGTAGACGGTATGACGTGGATTGTGATATGTGCATTTGCCGCTAACTATTATTGGCGCGTCACCGCAGTAAGGGCATCGAAGATAACTCTTGGGCTGGGGCTTCTTCTTACGCCCGAACATCACTCACGGCCTCCCCACATTCCTTCTTCGTTGGTCGCATAGTTCTTGCATTGGAATATCCGCGCCAATTTCTGAGCATCCCCGAGAGCCTTCCACAACGCATCTCCCCTTGATACTCTCTTGCTTATCGGATAGTCGCGTGTGGCACGGAAAAGCCAAGTGTTCTCGATCACATCCCAACCCCATAAGACCAGTTCATATCCATTGAATGTCTCATCCGGCATGGTGTAGATATGACGGATGCTGACCGCGTATTGGTTATTCATCGCTTCACCTCGTTGAGTATAAGTATCGAATCGTATGCTCTGCATAGTTGGTTCTCACCACCGTTGAGACTGATGATGACCGGCTGGAACACTCCCCCGAAAAACAGTTGCACCATGCTGCCGCTGCCGTTACTGAACTTCGTGGTCATCGATTGGAGGAAACCGTCGATAGTGGTTCCCTCAACGGTGGTGGCTATCGCACGCTTGCCAGCGAGGAATGACGATGGCAGGTGCTGCCAGTCGGTGATATGGTCATGCACATTCATGGTCGAACACCCCGTTTTCCAATCGTGCGAGCAGGTCTTTGCCGAAGTTGATTCCCGTCCCGCAGACGGCATTCTCGATGTCTTTCGTATGCTTGTCGGAAGATGGGTTGTCCCGCACTGTCTCACACTCATGAATGAGCGTGTGCAAAAAGTTGGTGAGGTTGGTCAACCGACGCTCCGCACGAGATGTATCGTTAAGATTCACTGGTATCAGCGGGAAAGCGTCAGCATCGAACGTGCGTTTGACCACGCTCCAGTCCATCGTTTCCAAATCCCCGTCAACGAACAATTGCGCATCACAGTCGATATTGTGAATGTGCCAAGCGTCACCGTCATAGCTCAACAGGTCTTCACCATCCCGAGTCACATACCAGCCCGGTTCGGTCGGCATGTCAGAGTCGGACTTATGGTGAGGTTCCAGATCGTACATGGCTTTCACCTGCGCGTAGATGTCATCCAATTCCCTCCCGTCGAACTCCACAGTCAGACAAGTACCAGCCTTGTCAGTGAACAGGTAAGGCATTGTTTTGAAATCAATGCTTCTCAACATTTCACTCTCCTTCTTCCTCGAATGATGCTTGTAGTGCGTCCGCGAACACCTGCAATGCGTGTTCCACCCTCTTATCGAAATCGTCCGGCACCCGCGCACTGACAACCCCAGACATGTGGTTGCCGATGTCATCGCCACCATCCACATAGATAGGCACTTTCACACGCGCCGTCGCTTGCGTCATACCGCACGCCACGACATCGAATTTGATAGTGGTTGCGCCTACCCGCACTTTGTCACTCATAGATGCCTCCTTGTCTGTAGTCGCTTTCCATTAACCAGTCAGGCAAATCCTCACGGCTTATCCTGAAAATCCTCGTATTTGTCCGAAATCCGGTCGTTGACGATGTAATGGTTGTAATCACCTTGAGTGATGTACCACCACTCCTTCTTATGGCCTTCGCGCAGATAGTCTTCGCAAGTGTGGTCGATGCTGTAATCCGGCTTGACCATCTGACGGAAACTCAACTCGTCCACAGACGGGTTGTCCTTCACGGCTTTAACTATCGCGTCGATCTTGTCCTTGGTGAAATCAGGTGTGACCACGAAAACGACTCGTATCATCTCCCCGTCGATGGAGTCGAGATTGCGAATCATGTTGACGTTCCGCAGATGGTAGACGATTCTCGAAAACTCGACTGCGGGCGCCAGGTTGTACATTCGCTTAACCATGCTTGGCATACTGGTGTGCATTTCGGTTTCGATGTCGTACTCGTACAAGCTCCGGGTGATCGACGCATACCAGTAGGCACGGCGAATATCAAGCCCCCATAATGGGTCTCCACCACCGCTGAAGCTGAGGAATTTCATTTTGCCGGAGTCAGCCAAATCCATCACAGTGTCATAGGTGGCTCCCATACGGGTCTCGGCTATTTGGATTCCAGTGTTGCGCACGATGCAATACGGGCACTGCCAGTGGCATCCAAAGTTCGTAATCACACTGTAGTTACGGTTGTCGCTCATTGGTGCCTCCTTGGGTTGATTGTCTTGATGGTTCTTACCGGACTCTCATAAGCGGTACGCACGTCATACGGCCTGTGGTGGAAGTCGGCTTTGGAATGTGCCGCGCCCACAGCTTCATCCAGAGACTCGTACACGCGGCATGTGTGAACTCCCGTATCGCCTTGCGGCCAGACGATGTAGCCGGTCTTGCCTGTGAAAACACTCATTTGACCGTCTCCACCGTGCTACAGCCGATGTATTCGCCGCCATGCTTCAAACACGCCCATGTCACGTCACCGGTCTTGACGGTTTCCATCTGGAATCCCGCGCCGGTTTTCCCGCTGGAACCGGCTGGCGATACGGTGGACGCGATGAAGATAATCGTCATGCAGATGATCGCGACGATGATTACCCGGTCCCGGTTCATCACTCACCATCCTTTGCGATGACGGCACCCATGGCTTCCCGATATTTCTTCGTCCGTTGGAACCGGTCGGCAAGCATGTTCGCGGCCTTGTCGATAATCTCGTCCTTGCGTTCTTCGAGGAAGCTTTGCAAAGCTTCCCCCATCAGGCCCTCCCACATGATGTCCCGCGTATACGCGCTGGAATGCGAGAAAACACTGTCCACGGCGTTTTTAGTGAGCTTGTTGAGCACGTCACTGTAAGCGTGTTCCTCGATACGGTTCTGAATGGTCTCGTCGTCAATGCCGATGGCGAACTGCACGATATGTTCCATGATTACTTGCCTTCCTTTTCGATTTCATTGATCTTGTCGGTGAGGGCTTCGAGCACGTCCACGCGGTCTCCCCACTTGAGGTTCCGCCAGAACTGTTCGAGATCAGCCCAGTTCTCGGCCTGTAGGATGCCAAGAAGCCTGATTGCCTGAGCTTCGAGAATGTCGGCGTTCCGTTTGCAGCACGCGGCGAAGAACGGCACATTATGCGTGATTGCGTCATTGATGAACCAGAGCGCCTTCTTGAGGTCTTCGACACCGTTCTTGTGCTGCCAGCGGAAGCAATACTGCACGGCTTGGCCCCAATCGCTTGAGAGCAGTCGGCTGAGTTCGATGCACTCGAACGGGCCATCCTTGTAATGTGATGGATTGATATTGTCAGTCATTTGATTGTTCCTTTGTCGATGAATATTTGCCGTCTGCGGTGAGATACACGAGTCCATGCCAAGTCCGTACCGGCACTTCCAACTGGTCTTGAAACGATTTCACACACCATCCGTTCTCATAAGCGATAGTCGGATGCATGTGAACGAAACCATGACAGCCCGTCGTACCCGAACCGCAAAGCAGAATCAGATTCTGCACTTGATGCTTCTCCACCCTCGTGCATTGGCTACGGAGTTTCCGATGATGCCGGGAACCACCAACCGCATACAAGCTTCGGCCACAACGCACGCAACGTCTCCCATCACGATCATCAACCATGCGGCACGTCTCCTTGGATGGATTGTCACTGCTCACTGGGGTTCTCCTGGAACAATCCCTTGTTGTCTTCAACCAATTGGATGCCCTCACCTATCCATCTCATGACAGGAACCGCCATCGAATTACCGAGCGCCTTGTAGCGTGGACTATCCGGCGCGTGCTTCTTCCCCTTCCACGGAATATCCGTCCATCCGTCCGGGAAACCTTGAAGCCTTTCGCATTCCAACGGCGTCAACCTGCGAACCGTCAAACCATTCATCGAATCCTCCGTATGTAGAAACTGGTCGTTGCGTGTGCTGAGCGTGGCGGAAAGCTCTTCCTGTCCCAGAAATCCCTTACCCCCCCCCGTTCCTCCACCGCGTATCTTGAAGGTAAGGGCCATTAGTCTCTCCCATCGGCTGTCGGATAGATGAATGGGGCGTCTTTCCCTGCATGTGCCATCAGCGTCGGCGCAAGATTAAAGCACCGTGCCGCGTTCGCCTGACTGTCCGCACTGCACATCACTTCTCTCTCTCTCTCTCTCTCTCGATTTCAACCACCGCATGTCTGTCAGTGGAAGTCAATGTGAAAGCGCCGTTTTCGTCCGGGTCGGCAACACCAAGCTGATTCCCGCCGTTCATTGCTCCGCGACCGATGATGTTTCCTGCCACCTCGTAGACGGCTGGATTATGGTCAGTGCTCAATGTCGGATTGAACGCTTTCACAAGTGGAACGTTGTTTCCACCGGTTCCCATGTGGCTGGTGAGAGTGTTCGACACTTCTGGATGGTTCGACACTTTGAAACGGCCATCCTGCTGGTGGAAGTCCAGCATGACCGCCTGCTGGTTCTGTCCGCCATGCTCACGCGCCTGCAACGTCGGCATCACGCCGTCAGCCGCATACACGCGGCGAGCCTGGCTCTCGCCGGGTGTCAGGCATTCTCCAACGTGTGAATCTGCGTTTCCAATGATGTTCGCAGTTCCACCGGCAAGGGTTTCCCTCTTCTCTCGGCTCGACGCAGAATCCCAGCACAGGCTTTCGCGCTCAAAAAGAACCGGGGCGGCACGTCGCCAGTCTCTAGTGTTGACGACAAGGAACACACGCTCGCGTCGTTGGGCCACACCGAAGAACTGAGCGTCCAGCACTCGCCATGCACCCCCCCCATCAGGCCAGAGTTCGGCCACGGCTTCAAGGAGCGACTGGAAAGCCCGTCCGCGTTCAGCCGACAGTACTCCGGGCACGTTCTCCCATACGATCCATTCCGGATCAATTTCTGCGCAAGCTCGGAGATATTCGAGCATGAGCTGGCCGCGTGGATCGTCCAGAGCCTTCCTGAGTCCGGCGATGCTGAATGCCTGGCAGGGGCTTCCTCCCACAACGACATCTGCTGCATGGTGGTATTCCTTCCAATTAACTTTCGTCATGTCCCCTAAGTCTGGGACGTTCGGATAGTGGTGTTTGAGTACTGCTTTGGGGAATGGTTCGATTTCGGCGTATGCGACTGGCTCCCATCCGAGTGTTTGCCATGCGACAGTTGCTGCTTCAATGCCGCTGAACAGGCTGATGTATTTCACTAGGGTTCTTCCTTCTGGTTTAGCTCATTGGCTTTTTTGACGGCTGACGCCATGTCGGTCACGTCATCCTGCGATTGGAGGTGCAAGGCTTTCAACGTGTGTTCGCAAGCCCAAGTGTGGACGTGTGGCTTCGACGGTGGGATACCACCCATTTGCGCCCGGTTCTCACACCAGCCACGCCATAGGCGTATCCAATCGCCCACCATGCGCGTGACGTCGTATTGGCGTGTGGCGAAGGCGTCCCAGCTGTTTTTCAAATCCAAGTTCGGATACGTGGCGCGCATCATGCTGTTGGCTGCCGCCAATTCTCGTGAGTCTTGGAACATGGCAAGTGTCATTTCTTTGGAAGAAGAATAATATTCTTCTTCTTTCTTTTGGGTTCTGGTGTTCTGGTGTTCTGGTGTTTGTCCCGATGTCACACGCATGTCACGCTGTGACACTGCTGTGACAGTGCTGTGACCACGGGATTTGCTCTTGCGTGCCTTCGCGTCGGCTCGCGCGTGCATGACCTGCTCTTTGGTGCGATTGTGAGCGGTGTAATCGTGGATTATCCAACCGTCATCGACCTCTTCGAGCATTCCCTCGTCCACCAGCGCCTGCACCTGCTCCTGAGTGGCACCGATGTTGGAGAGCATGGCGCGGCGCGGCACGAAGCCATCCGTGAGCCTGTCCCCGCACAGCGAGAGAGCCATACAGAACACGCCCACCGAGTCAGCACGGCCAATGCGCACGAGATCACGCACCTTGTCGTTGTCGTAGAAGCCGTTCACGAGCTGCACGTAACCACGCCTTGCCATTAGTCCTCCCCTCTTGTGATGCCGTTGTATTCCATCCAGATTGCTTCTTGTCTTGGTGTGGTGACCGGCAGGCCGTCACAGCTGAAGACGATGCCGCTCCCCCAGTGTGGTTTCGCCATCGCGTCCAGGGCTTCAGCGATTTCAACCAAGTCCGGTGGCGGGTCAAGTTTCATCACAGTTCCTTTCGCAAATGATTTCCAACGTCGGCTTGTACGGGTATGTGGACTGGTCGGCGTAGTAGGCGTCCCAGTAAGCTCCGTAGTGTGGATTGTCGGCGGTGCTTTGAGACCGGAATGCTTTCCTGTCCTGTAGGAGTTGGACGATATGGCGTCCCTTGTCGGTCAGTCTGAGCGCATTGCCGGATACCAAGCCGCGCCGTCTGAGCGCTTGAATCCACAGCCACGGTTTCTGACCTGTTTGAGCTTCCGGCATTCGACCGGTACGCCATATGCTGACAAGCGCCTCATGCTGTTGGCTGCTCAAATGGATGCCGTTGACGTTGACTGCTGGAAGAATCATCGTCCACCTCCGAGCGGCAATCCACTGTTCAACATGCCCGCCAATTCACCCAATGTGAATCGGATGAACATTCGAGTGCCCGAGTCAACGCATTCCATAGACGGTTTGGCCGGTAGCAGAGTCTCGAACTTGTCCCACACGCTCAGACTCGTGTACGCGGGTTGAGACGCGATCCACTCACGCTCGTCCATCACGTCAGCATCGAACATGCCATCGGCTTGTATGACGAACGGATATTCGGAATCAATGTCACCAGCCGACAGTTCAGCCTTATCGAAGCATTTCACCATCGGCACGTTCGGATTGGCGAACGTCGAAACACTGATCGGCCGCCCCTTGTAGTACAGGTTCTCAACATGGTCGAGACGCTTATCGTCCAACGCCCAAGCCAAGTAATCCCAGACACGCAGTTGGAACAGCATCTCACCGGTATTCAGGCTGGTTTCCGACATCGCTTATCATCTCCTTCGTGTTTCTGACGAGACTTTCCAACCCGCCGTGAATGTCATGCAAGGGTTCTATATGGATTTCCGTATGCGGCTCATAAGGATTGCCGCCGTATGTCAACGGCATTCCCTGCCGACGTTTGACAAGCCGTTTCGCCCGTTGTCCCCATGCCATACGGTCGGGTTCCAGCATGGCGCACAACGTGAGTTTCACCTGCTGGTCATCCACGTAGGCCAAACCGTTCAACGCGTCCTTGACGAGCTTTTCCAGATTGTCCAAATCCGGTTTCCCATGACGCCCCTTATAAAACATGAGAATCATCATCACGTCCCCGTCCAATGGTTCGGCATGAGGGTAGAACATGTGGAATTGGTTCCGCACCAGTTCCTCAGCATCCCTCGTATGCTGGGGGGTCACAGCCCGATACCCGTAGAATCGTGGACGGCCCTTCGCGACGGGTTCGCCTGGAATGTCGAAATCATAGGTCATAAATCCCATATGCTCGCGTCTCCAATATCATCCCAATAGTCTTCGGCTTCCGACTCGCATTCAGGACAAGTGGGGCCGTAATATTCGACCCCATGCTTGTCGCACCATGCGGGTTCGGTAATCCCAGAGAGCGGAACCATCAGAACAGTGTCGCCTCTCCAAGCTTCTCTTCAAGATCGCGCATCAGATTCACCGACGCATCCCAATAGGAAGGCTTCAATTCAATGCTCATGCCCTTGCGGCCAAGTTTGATTGCCTCGTACACGGTCGAGCCGATGCCACCAAACGGGTCGAACACAAGCTCGCCCTTATTGCTCCACAAGCGGATGCACCGTTCGATGAAATCCAATTGCAGCGGGCAGATGTGGCGTTCGTCGGTGTTCTCTCGCCCAAGACGCTCGTTAAGCGTGTTGGTCTCTCGAATGTTCCACCAGACCGGCTGCGCCCAATCAATCCATTCCTCGTTGCTCACATCGTTCTTGATCGGCACCTGATTCTCGCCCGGCTTGCGGAACATCAGCAGATAGTCAGCCAACGCGGGACGGCTCATGCTGGAATCCTTGTTCTTCGTCACGAACATGAGAGCCTGAGCCTTCGTGCGGATGGCCTGAGCCTGTGGATTCTTGTTCACGGTGACTTCACCGTGGAAAATCCAACCGTTCTCCACATAGGCTCGAATCACATCACCGCGGAAGTCGGTCAATCCAACCACGCCGTCAGCGGTCTTCGTGGTCACAACCTGCTGCACATGCACGCAAGCGATACGGCCCGGTTTCGTGACCCTCAACAGTTCGCGGATGATGTACCCGTAGTTCTCGATGAACTCTTCACGGGAACTATTGTTGCCCAAGTCGCGGGTTGAATCGGAGTACACGTACAGGCTTGCGAACGGCGGGCTGCTCACACTCAGATCAACACTGTTGTCAGCCATTTCCGTCATGCGTTCGCACGAGTCGCCAAGCCATAGTGTCCAATCCTTGCCTTTGGCTTCATCGGTCATATACATTTCATCGACCATCATGCGGCCTTTCCGAAAGAGTTCGATTCATTCATCGTCTTCACCAGCTCGTCACTCAAATGAGTGGCCTGCTGTTCCTTGCGGGTGATGTTCTCCGCTATCTCGCGTTCCAAATCGGAAACCACCACATGCACGTCAACCACGCGCTTCTGCCCGAACCGGTAGCAGCGGCGTATCGACTGGTAGTAGGATTCCCACGAATCGTTCAAACCGCAGAACGCCATTCGAGCGCAGTTCTGCCAGTTCAAACCGAACGAAGCCATGGAACCCTTCGTGATCAGCACCGGAATGTTCCCATCAGCGAAGTCAAGGAACGCCTTGGCCTTGTCTTCCGGCGACATGGAGCCTTTCACATTCACACTGCCGGGGATAAGCCTGTTCAGCATGTCCGCCTCGTCGTTCAATCCAGCCCAGATAATCCACTGTTCTTCAGGTTCGTTGTTGACCAGATCGACACACCGGCTCACACGGTCAACAAGCGTTTCCTTACGGACTCTCGCACGCCCGCCGACGCCACCAAGGTCAGCTGCGAACAATTGGCCTTCCGGGATGCTGCCGTGATAGGCGACAACATCAACGGTCTGATTCAATCCGGGCAACTCATATCCCGCATCATCACCGCCAATATCGGACGGCTTGCGCAATGCGATGGCCCATTGCGACATCCACCGCATCATCGGCTTAACCGCGTGACCTTTCAAACGCCAAATATTCCCGTCATGCACGAAATACGTGGCAAGCATCTTCACACGGGTGGCGTATCCAAGGAACTCGGCCTGATTGCATAGTTCCTCCGGGTCGTTCGGTGCCGGTGTGGCGGTACAGGCGAGACGGTATTTCGTATCCCTGAACGTGTCGATCAGCATTTTGCGGGTCTTGCCGTCCGACTGTTTCAGAATCGAAGCCTCGTCCAACACGACCGCATTGAATTTGGACACGTCGAGTTTCGGCACACGCTCATAGTTCGTGATGCTGAACCCGTCCGACACTTCCGACTGGTCATGCACATAACGCACTTCCATGCCGATTGCGGCGCCTTCGCGGATGGTTTGCTGGCATACGGCCAACGGCGCTAGAATAAGCCCCGTCCCATGTCCGGCGCAGACTTGCCGTAACCATTCGAGTTGCATTCTGGTCTTACCAAGACCCGTATCCGCCCATATGGCTGCACGTCCTACTTTGCAAGCCCATGCGACGATACGCTTCTGCCAGTCGAACAGGGATGGGTGGAGCTGCTGCGGGCTAACGGTGATGCCAGTCTCCTGCTCGCGCAGCTCCTTTCTTTTCAGAAACTCCCTGTATGGGATGATGTTTGCCATGTTGGTTCCTTTTAGTCTGGATTAGAAATCAGTGTCGTTTCCGAAGTTGCCGAACGTGGAAGGCTGATTGTTGTTCGCTCCCCACGAGTCGGCACCCTGCTGTGGTTGCTGGGTTGGCTGTTGCGGCTGTTGGAAACCGTTAGACGGAACATTATTCGGACTCGGATTGAAACCGCCCTGCGGGGCCGCCTGAGCGCCGCCACGTTGAATCCTCTGCACTTGGGCAGTCGCATTACGAAGACTCGGGCCGATCTCGTCCACGCGAAGCTCGACCACAGTACGTTGAGTCCCATCATTGGCCTGATAGGAACGCTGCTTCAAACGACCTTGAGCGATCACGCCCATACCTTTGTGCAAGGATTGAGCGACATGCTGCGCCATGCCACCCCATACGGAACAGTTCATGAACAGCGTGTCACCATCCTCCCACTGGTTCGTCTGCCGGTTAAACCTACGGTCAGATGATGCGATAGTGAAATTAGCCACGTTCTCACCATTGCTGGTGGAGCGCAGTTCAGGCTCCCTAGTCAGATTGCCAATGATCGTGATAACGGTTTCTCCAGCCATTATGCGGCCTCCTTGACTTCTTCATTCTTTTTGAAACTGTTGATGAACAATTGGGCTTGCCAGTCGGTCAATCTTGCGTAATTCACAGGCATTTTGATACGATTGCCGATGGCTTCGGACTCGCGTCCTGCCGGAATGTTCCCTTGAGCTAGGAGCGCGGCCACCTGTTTGCGTAGTTCCTCGTTCATCGGATTTCCACGCTGATAGCCCGCCAACTGTCCGTCATCATCACTGGTCGCCAGACAGAACAAGGTGAGCAGACTGTAGCGTCGAGCATACGTTTCCGCACTCCCGTACCGTTGCATGAACGGCTGTTCACGTTTGCCAGCGGAATCGCCAACAATGATCGGAACGGGTGCCGCGTATTCGCTCCAAGACTTGCTGAAATCCTGCCAATAGTGGGTAACGACGAACCCGTACCCGTTCGGATATTGGGGAAGATTGTTGTAGTGAATGTCCTGTTCGACGCGGAATCCCAACACTTCGGTCACATAGTTGACCACCGAGCCAAGGTCTGCGTAATCGTATCCGTAGGCTTTACGATTCTTTGGAATCACATTTCCCATTGGTCATCATCTCCAATCAGATGGTTCATCTGCCAGTCAGTGAATCTGATAGGCAGAGGGGTTTTCGGCAATCCTTGGTTGAGCATGTCTTCCAACGGAATATGGTTCTTCCAGTAGAAGCTGAGCCCGTCCAACGCTTCACGGATCTGCTTCACGGCGACAAGTGAGATTTCAGGGTCGTTTTCGGATAGTTCCCAGATCATCCAGTCGTATGGTTCCTGCTTCTCCTGCACGACGAACCTGAACCCCATCGCACCCTGGTATCCGGTTACGAGCCGGTACAGCATCATGTAGAAGGCGGCTTGAATGTGGTAGCCGAACTTGTATGCCGAACCAGTGAAGTCCTGCACGTCATGGCCGGTGGTCTTGTAGTCGTACAGCCACATGACGCCGTCCATGCCGGGATGGTCGGGTAGCCAGTCGGCTTTGCCTTTCAGTTCCAGCCCAGTGGCCGGGTCGATGGCGAACAAGGCGATTTCCGGTTTGCCTTCCACGAGACTGTTCATGTCCGGCGCGTAATCCACCATGTTTTGAAGCTTCTCATAGTCGGAACCGGAAAGGATTACCAGATCGTCCGATTTGGCTTGTTCGGCTTGTGCCTTACCGGCTTTGGTGCGCCCGTCGAGTTTCCTTTCGACCTTCGGGCCACTACCGAGAATGAGACTGTGCGCGGCCTTGCCGAACGCCAACGTACTGTTGTCGAGAGGGTTCAGCTTGTGCCATGCGTACGCTCTTGGAGACTCCATGAACTTCTTCAAACCAGTCTGGTCGATTGCCGGATGTGCGAAATACTCCTTGTCCGGCATGTCAACCATGCTGGGAAATTTCACTTCCGTCATACTTCCGCCACACTCCGTTCCATAATGTGGGCATTATTCCGGTAACGCCACTTCCTGTAGCCCTGTTCGACAAGCGGGAACAACGAGCGGGCGTAAATGACGGCACCATTACTGTTCTTTTCCAACAAGTCTCCCTTACCGGCATTCAGAATCGTGTTCTTCACGACTTGGCCCAGTCCGGTGATGTTACGCTTGGCGTCTTCTGGATGCTGTTGGGTCATGTATTCCCTGAGCGTGATACGGTAATCCGGTTCGATTGGATGCCAGTCCGACACGTCCAATGGTTCCGGGATGGTGTCGTCCACCAGCCGGTAGGTTCGTCCGAACAAGCTGATCTCGTCCGGTACTTTCGTGTAGGTTTCGCCATTCACGTTGATGGTGTCCATGAGAGTTTTCCTTTCTGTGATTGCGTGCTGGTGGATGGAGTCGAACCATCTGACCGCCGATGGATCGAACGACTGAGATAGCAGCGGCCACGTTCCTTGCACCAGCAGTGGTTGACGGGAGAGAGTGTGTATGTAAGCGCCTAGAGAAATATGATTTTTTTAGGCTCCCCCGTCAACCGGGTTTTCAATTATGTCGGGCCGTCTCTCGACGGCTTCGGACGTGGGCGGGAGTCGAACCCGCGACCCGTAGGGGAAGAAGAACCAGAGACCCCGAGTCATCCAATCCACGTCAAATCCCCAGTCCGGCAATCGCACTAACCGGTGGGGACAGTGGCCGCAACAGGAGTCGAACCTGTTAGGATTCACGCCAATGAATGATGCAAAACCGTTGGAACCCGACCTGAACGGGTTCACGGCCAACATCACGGCAACAGGAAATGTCAAAACCTGAATGCGAGATGGATAAGGTGATTCATGAGTTGTCAAACTTAAGGAGTCCGGCATGAATCCCACAACCATGTGCGGCCAATGCGCCTACGTGATTTGCTGCGCGGTATTGAGTTCGTAGGCGCGTGGATAATATCTGTTTTCAGTTATGGTCCCCACTGGCCGACGAATGAGTGAACGTGGGTATCCTGCGGAACAACCCGATTTTTGGTTGTTTGTTTGGACTGTCAGCCAGCGGGAAGTCTTTAGTCGCGTGGCGCGAATCTGACGATCAGCCACAATGCGGTGGCGATGTACAC